AAGTTCAGAGAGAAGGTGGAAAGAGATAAGGAAAGCTATTTTGTTCTCCTTCTCAGCAAGGAATCATTTAAGAGTGCTTTCGGGCCTATCCAGAAACTTGCCTGGGCCATGACCCTTCTGGTTCTAAGTGGAGTGGTGGCAGCTGGATTATCGTTCATTCTTAGGAAGGGAGGATGAGAGTGTTTACTATAAAAAAATGGTTCCATTCCAGGATAAGCGATCACCACGGATTAGAGGCTGAATTATATCCAAGTCAATTACAGAGGATGGCAAACGTAGGTTCTTTGCTCCTCGTTTTATCCAGTGTATTTATAGTCGCCTATCTTATCTATGATGCTTATTGCCCATGGACTGTAATAAGATTCAATGATGATAAAATCCCCATCGCTTGGGAATATGCTCACTGTAATACTACCTACACCTTTGAGTCTGGGGATGTTGTTCCATTAAGGTTCAGGGGTGAGAAGTTCACTGATGATACTCCAACAATTTATCGGCGCATCGTAAATGATATTGTTCGTACCCTTCCAGACTCCATTAATCCAAAGGATGTTGGTAAGTTTGACTTTGTGAGTTTTGGCTATGTCATCCCCAATGAAGTCCCGAGCGGAACCTACTTCTTCGAGATGCAGTATGTTTACGATATAAACGTTTTGAGGAAGGTCACAATAAAAAAGAGAAGTGAATCATTCAGGGTAAATGCGCCTAAACATCCCGATAAGGAACAGGATATAAAGATGAAGGTGGGAAAATGAAAGACCTAAGCGATAACATCAAATCACTAGCTGCGGTTATTAGCATAGCCTTTGCTTTGTTCTTCTTTTTAGAGAATCGCTACCTTCTCTCCTGGAAGTTTGAAGAGTTTGAGAGAGTAGTTCAGAATGAACTTAAAAATAACCAAGTCCAGAAAATTAATGAGAGGGTTTGGCAGTTACAGGATAGGATGAAAGTTAAACCCAATGATGAGACCATCATCGAAGAATTGAGAAATTTAGAAGTTAAGAAGAAGCAACTTAATAAGGAGATTGAGGAGTTGGGGAAGGGGAAGAAATGAACTCACGTCTTGAGTTTAACGAGAAACTTCTTATTCTCTTAGTAGAGATGAGCAACGCAGGAGAGCATTGGCTTCTTGACTATTGCAAACGCTCTGATGAGGAACAAGAGAGGCTTTTCAAAGCAGGAAAGAGTAAATGCGATGGTAAGGCAATCATCAGCTATCACCAATTCGGAAGAGCAGTTGATATTTATTTTCAGCGGGCAGGGATGCTCACTGATCCTATCATGGGTTGGAATCATTGGCACGATGAATGGGATAAGGTAGGTGGGCATAAAAGAATTGATTGGGACTTAGGACACTTTGAAGGATGACAACTAAACCTGTAAATATGTATTGCCCTAAATGTGGGAAGAAAGGTATGCTTGCGAGAGGATTTCGTTATCCGAAGGGCTACCCTGGCCCTGTTTCTTGTCCTATTGAGTGGAAATGTAAGTATTGTAAAACAGTATTTTCATTACATTGGGAAGGAAGATAACTTTAAATGCCACCTAAACCCGTACCACCTTGGCTCAAGAAAGCTATTCAACCTTATCTGGATCAGGTGTGTCCTAAGCCGCCACCTTGCCCTGTTCCTCCGCCTTGCCCGACTCCTGAACCTATTCCGGTGGAGGAGAAGAAGATTGGGATAGAATCTCTGTTTTGCCCTGTTCTAACCAACCGTGACACCATCCTCTCCGATCTTCTCTTATGGTGGGCGATTGGGGTAAGATCACTTTCCCTATCATTTACTCAGGACAGTGGGGATTTATCAATCTTCATAGGGATTGCCAGAGAGGTGGGATTCAAGATAATCCTTCCAACGGCAGGAGCTTGGTATACAGGATGGGATGAGGATAAGTGGGTTGCCGATACTCAAGTTATGGCCCAAACCCTCTTAAAGTATAAACCAGATGGCTGGTATGGGTGTATGGAGTTTAGCATTGGATGGAAAGGCTATGGAACAGCCTACCAGAAGGTGATACCAATTCTCAGAGGATTAAGGGATGTCCCCATATACCTGAGCCCTTTTTATGGGGCCGGACCTCCAGTTCCTTCGGACAGTGACGTTAGGGACGTTTTGGAGAGCTTTTGCTCCACTATAGGGCAGGCTAACATAATCTCGGCCCTCCAGGATGGCGTAGGATGCGACGGCAATCTTCCCCGAAGGGTGATAGGTGGACCAGTTCATCAGGACTGGTTAAACAAGGCAAAGATTCACAAGGAGGTGGTAGAATCACATGGGGGAAAGGCCACAATAAACGTCGAACTCTTCGATACCTACCCACAGACCCCAGGAGGAGTTGCTTATCCTGCAACGACTGACAGGATCAAGACACAGATTGAGGCAGAGAATAAGCCTGAGTATGTGAGTAAGGGGTTAGGTCTGGGCCCCTGTTGCTCGGCAGAAGGTATTTCGTTGAGGGAATACCAAATGGCTTGGTATCCGTTTCACAATGAAGTGGCACAAATGCTTCTTAAAATGAAAGGAGGAAGTTTATGAAGGTAGTTCCAGTTTCGGATTTACAGGCTTGGATTATGGCAAACCAAAGGGATGAAGGAGGCGTGCCTGTTATCACCTGTCCGGTCGGCCAGCACCTTGAGAATGGGGTTTGTGTCCCTGATGTCATTATCCCTCCAACCACATGGCTTCCCTTGAACCAACCTAACGGCGGGTTTTTCGGCTATAACTACGCTGCCACGACCCCTTCTTCCGTCCCTGATTTCCAGGCAACAGGAGGGAAAACCTACACCTTCCTTATTGACCCAGTATCCGTTGGGAAGGCAAAGGTGTCCTTTGTTGGGGTAGCCGACCGCGGACAGAGGTATCCAAGCACCTTGGTTCTATCCGTTCTTGACGACAATAACAATAAGGTGGGATCTCCGATTCCTTGGGATGGGGGGAATGCTTCTTACACGGCACGGTTTAAGGGGATAAATATGATCGGAAAGCGGTTGTTGTTGGAAGTGACCCCTTCTTCCACAATGCAGATGTTGATTTACTGGAGTTAGATGATTATTCGATTTCACATTGAACCAATCTATTTGAAGGAGGTGATAAAAGATGCCGTTAGTCACATTAGTTCTTGTTTTAATCGTCATTGGGGTATTGCTTTGGCTCGTAAACACGTACATACCAATGGACCCGAAGATCAAACAGATTCTAAACATCGTGGTCATCATTGCCGTAGTCGTCTGGCTACTTACCGTTCTTCTAGGGGCAAACTTGGGAGGGATCGGTAACATCAGGGTCGGAAAATGAGGTGAGTTATGGATGAGAAACAGTTTAAAGAGAGGATTGTTCTTTGGATGGCCTGTGGGATACTGGCTATCTCGTTCGGCTATGTCTTTCTGGTAACATTTATCCCAATACCAGAAACGGGTATCAAACACTCCGACACGGTGACAGGCTTCTTGCTTGGGACTGGCCTTGGTGCACTTCTGTCTTATTACTGGGGGTCGTCAAGCGGCTCGGCTGCTAAGTCAGACACCATTGAAAAGAAGTTGGAGGAGAAACCTCCGGAACCACCAAAGCCATGACAGAAACCACTACCGAGACCGACCTTGGGGAAAGACTACGCCTTATGGAGAAAGCAAACCTGCAAGAATGGTTTGATCATCAGATAGCAACCTTGCCCCATCTTCCGATGCCCAACAAGGTGTTGAGGCTTACAGACCTTCATGCAGGAGATGGCGGGATAGGGAAGCACATTGACCCTCTGAAGTGTAGCGGGATGGAGTCAGCCATTCTTGATCTCCTTGACTCCCATCAGGATTACACATGGGTATTAGATGAGGTTTGGGATGTGTGGAGATCCTATTTTTTGAAGGCTTGTGAAAATGCACATCAAAAATTATGTGGCAGGATTGAGAAACAAAGGCAAAGAATACACAGAGCAGTCCCAATGTGCTATGAACTGATCAGCAATCACGTTATGGATGAACTTTCATTCCTTTTACCTGCCGCTATCTTCGAGGGCTTCAACAAAAAGTTCTTCTTCTACCACGGTCACATTGGAGATTGGCCCAATGATGAGGGTTGGAAGATTGGCAGGGCAATGGTCAGGATGGCCGATGAGTTGGGGATAGACCCTCACTCCTCCCCTCATGCTAGTTCTATTGATCGACACGCAACGGTCAGGTCGTTAATGCTTGACCTTGCCTACAATAATACAGATTGGGAGATATTTACGGGACATACTCACTTTTACGAGGAAAGAGGATACTACAACAGTGGAAGCCCGATAACCGGGAAACTCACCTATTTTGAGATCATCGAAGGAGAGATCCAAGGAAAGGGGGATGTATGAAACTGAAACTGGCAATCGTTTTTATCGTGGCACTCGGATTGATAGGGTGCGGGGGGATCAACACTCAGGTAATTCAGTATAACCAGACCAATGCCCAGAACACCCGAACATGGGCTTGTGACTTCCTAAGCACATGGCCTATGAATTTTAATGCTATCAAGTACGGGTTGGGAACAAATTACCTGACGCTTCCCAAGACAGCCATTGATGCTATGGAAGCCTTGAATACGATAGCCGCTAAGATAAAGATGACTCCGAATCCTACACCCGGGGGACTTCCGAGTTATGATGTCTCAGCCATTACGGATGCGGATGTCGGTCAGACGGTGGGTGAGGTAGGGCAGTTAATTTTGCCTATTGTCTCATCAGTAATCAATCAGTATGCACCTAACGTGACGAAATATATTCCAGCGCTTTTGAAGTTTTAAATAGTTCACCTTTAACAAAGGGGGTGTCTTATATTAGCCACAACTTACCATATCAAGTATAAAAGCTATGCATTACTGGTGGCAAGTAGGTAGCCTCATCCACCACGAGGGGATCGGGCAACCAGGCCATAGGTTTTTCCATCTAATGTAAAATGTGGGCGCGAAAAGCCATCTTCTTCAATCACCCATTCTATTTGTATAGGGATGGGTGATTTTATTTCTCTTATTTTGTCCCATGACAATTTCTGTTCTTCAACGTGTCCTCTTGCTTTTCCTATAAAACCCATTTATAGCCTCATCCACCAACGGAGGGAACTCAGGGGCCGTCAAGTGGCGGTCCCTGCTATTTTAATACTTCTCTTAGCGCTTCCAATACAGCCGTTAATTCAATATCCTGATCTACTTCCCATTTGACATTCCTGAATGACCCGTAAAATTCTCCATTTTTACAACACCATATAACTTCATGGGTTTTAGAGTCTCTTATCGTAACAACGATATTGCCGAGAATTGCACCCTTCAATTTCTCGATAAGTACATTGGCTTTTATCGCATCGGTTAGGTTTTTTCCCATTATGTGGCGGTCCCTACTATTCCCATCCAATATCCTTTGATATTTCAGGCGTGAATCCTCCAAGTTCTTTGAATCGTTTATTGAATTTTTCAAATAATGGAAGATCACGCCTAAAAAACGGATCTCCTGATTTAGCAAATCTCCATCGGAGACACATATCGTATTGAGTCATTGCTTCAATTTGTGCCTCCATTTGTTTTATTTCTTCTTCAGAATAAACCCTTGGTGGCTCATAATATAAATAATCATTCTGTCTGTGTTTCATATTTTGCTCCTCCTATTTGTCACAATCCCTCCTATACATCTCCCTGCAATGGTCTAACATAGCCCTCTCTTTTTTAAGGTCATCCGTCAAGTCCTTATTCCGAACCTCCAGGAACTTTACCTGACGTTCTAACTCCTTGACCTTGGAGATGAGCCAGTCAACGTCCTCTTTGGCTATATCCCAATCTAACTCAACTCCAGTTCCATAACTCCATCGTTCCTCAATCTCTTCCAGTGTCATCCGCAATCCCTCCTATACATCTCTCGGCAGCGGGAGAGATCGGCTTCTAGTTCCTTCACGCGATTGATGAGCCATTGAATGTCATTGCTGGCTTTTCTTATATCCTCTACGTCATACTCATCTATCCGCGGAGGATAAAACACATTAGGCGGCCATCGTTTCTCAACCTCTTCCAATTTCATTGGCAATCCCTCATCTTCCTTCCGCAAACTGGGCAATACCTCCAGGCCCAAGTCTTGAACGAATACCCATCGTTATTTAGATTAACCCTTGGAGGATACGAAAACTGAACCCCTCTTTCTTCCGGCGTGTATTCACACCAACACTTCTCCTTACTCTCAGCAGGTGGTTTGTCGTGGCCATGACAGTGACGGGCAGGATCATTTTGGATATTAACCAATAGCGTCGTTTTTTCTCCCCACTCCTTACAGGTATTGCAAAGCATTTTTCCCTCCCTTTCGGAATGATTTATATATCTAATACGTTCTTGATTTCCCTCAACTTGTCTTCACGTCCTGACTCATAAACGAAATCAATAATCTTGCATAATTCTGGAGGAAAAGGGTAAATATCAACATCAATCCCTTCTCCAACAAATACAGAGATCGACCATGTACTATCTGTAAATCCATGTCCTCCTTTCCCAAATGTCCATTTTGTTCCCATTTCGTCAACGGACAGCGATGGGATAGTATTGAACGATTTAATAATATCTTTCATATCTCCCTCCCTTATTTATTGGGGCTGTGGCCGGATTTGAACCGACTCTGCGCGCAGCGAGCGTGTTCCCACCACGCCGCACAGCCCCTCAATCTTCCCCGTCATCCTGCTGCATGGGATTTGAACCCATATCCTCCGGCAAGCCCGGTGCTCTACCGTTGAGCTAACAAACAGGACAACGGGGGATTGGTTAGTTACACCCATAATACACCCCTAGCAAGTTCAATATTGTGTAATGATTTTACTGTAAAACACGAGGTTCGAATCCTCGTCCCCCAGTTAACAGATATTTGATTTTACTACTCTTTTTTTTGGCTTTCACCCTCTGCACCCAGTTTACACCCATCATCCCTTCATCACCTTTGCTAAATTTGCTACCTCAAACTTGGCGTATTTCTTTGTTGTCCTGGTATCGGTGTGGCCCATGACCGCGGCGATCTGATCGAGCGTAAACCCGGAGGCAAGGCGCTGGCAACCGAAGGAGTGTTTCAGGCCTTGGTAGAGTGGGACCCTCGGCACATTGTAAGTATCCAGGGCTCTCTTGCAGGCTTCATCCCAAATGTCCTCCAGTCGCCGCTTTCGGTATGGCCGGCCGGTGACCGTCTGAAAGACATATTTCCCAAGTCTCTTGGGAGTCAGGGCCCACTCAATCTCCGGGATGATAGGCAGCGGCTTGCTCTTTCTGGTCTTAGTATTGGGTTTCAACTGGCCCATACCCCCTAAAACCGTCTCCAGAACCACGATCCCCTTATCCCGGTACACATTCTCCCTCAGTAATCCCCCGGCCTCGTTTGGACGGCAACCTGTGTAGCGCAGGAAGGTGAAAATAGGCAAATCTCTCCCCGGGATGAACTCAAAGACGTGATCCTGCTGCTCGGCGGTCATCCACCGGATGGTGGGCTCCTGGTAGGGGACTTTTGGAAAGACGGGGATCCGGGGGAGAGATTCGGCATGAAAGTTGAGCATGGCCTTGACCTCTCCGAGGTAGTTGTGGATCGTCTTGTCTTTCAGGTCATGGCCCCGGAGGTATTTTACAAACCCCTCCAGGTGAATCTTCTTGATGTCTCGGATGTCAAAGTCGATGAAATAAGGCTTCAGGTACTTCTCGGCAATCTTTTCCCTGGCCTCCAACCATTCCTGGGAGCAATTTGAATTGTCGATCCAGAGGTCGCAGGCCTCCTTAAACTGGAAAGGGTGATCTTTCTTCTGGAGGTAGTCGTTAAGGTCAAAACCGGGGTCATCGTAGACTTTAGACAGGTGATCCAGGAGATAGCGGCCAGTGTTTCCGCTCAGCTTGTGCCAAACTCCCCGGATCTCGATCGTGTAGATTTCAATTCGTTTCCCTTTCCACGACATTCTAATCCGCCACTGTCCGGGGCGGTATTCCTTCAAGCTGCCGGCCATGGTCCACCCTCCCAAGGATTTGGGTGGGATTATACTCCTGGTCGTGGGGGAAGTCAAATTCATCTGCTTACGGCAAATCCTTTCTCTCGATTGGATACTGAGCGTTCGGCTTAATGAAGCAGGGTACTCCCGCCTCATCACACTGTTCGACGATGGAGTAAACCCATTCCTTCTTGGGAGCCTGGACCTTGCCGCCGGGAAGGGAGAGGCCGCCAAGAACGACCCAATCAATCATACTTCTTTTAGATCCGGTGTACTCGTATCCTCCCTCATCTCCAACAAAAAGAGAATTACCATGCATATACCTAACTTGACGAAGATCTACCGGCCCCAACATCGGCTCAATACTCACCCACCTGTGGGCCGAGGGGGTCTGAAGGAGAATCGGTATCCTCTCGTCGGCGGTTTTCTGGTCCTCGATGCTTACCCCAAACCATAGATGATCACAATTTAACCCACTGGTATCCCCTTTCATATCCCAAGCCCATAGGGTGATCTGCATTTCCTTTGGTCTTTTGGTAAGAAAGAAGAATTTATGTTGTGGTAAGGCTCTGGCAAGCGTCAGGATCTTCCCTCGCCATTCTTCGGGCACGTCCTTATGGAAAAGATCTCCCATTAGTTGACAACCAATTCTGGCAGGCCCTTTGAGATGGATAGGGGATTGAAGTTCTTCATCAATAAGGAGCGGGGTTCCTCCCGTATAAGCGTGTCGCCGGTCATCGTCAATCGTGGGATTATTTGCCAGCCTCTTGGCCATAGAGAGATGCCAACAATGAGCACACCCCACAGAGACAGGAGCGCAGCGCATGGCTATAGGATTGTACGTGTAATCAAGATATTCTATCTTTGTTCGATTCATCTTGATTTTTCCTTGTAGATCCTCTCTAAAATCTCTTCCTGCTTGTCGGTGAGGTCACCTTTTCTTTTAAAGTAGGCCTCGACATCCTCTATGAATTTCTCTTCCCAAGGAGTTAGCAACGACCATTCTATCCCGCAAATTATCCATTTCAGGCGGGATTCTATCATCTCTTCTTTTTCCTCGGCTTGGCCGTGTTTGCAGATATTCTCAAGACCCTTGGAATGGAAATGAAATTGCTACACTTCAAGACCCTTGGAATGGAAATGAAATTGCTACACTTAAAGACCCGATTGAGTTTTTCCAACTCATCCCTTATGTCCATGAGAACTCCAAGAGTTGCGGTGGATGTCAAAAAATTCCCTGAAGCATCTTTATTTAGTTCCCAATTTATGTGCCGTCCATTGCTCATCTCTTCCTCCTATATCCTTCAATCACCGTCTTTGCATCGCGCCCGTACGTTCCGACAATCACGCCCTGCATCAGCCCCGCCTCATCCCTTGCCTTCCCGTGAGCTTCCCTTTCCTTCTCCAACTCCGCCTCCAGAGGCTTTTTAATCGAACTGTCATAAGCAGGGACACAAAAAAAAAGAGGTATCCGGCCAGGGCCAGGAATAAGACCGTAATGGCAACGACACCCGCCGCGGCGCCGCGCCACCAAGAAATAGACTTATCTATCTCCCATTGTTTCCTTTGACCAGGGAGGAAATACATCATGCTGCCCTTCTGCCGGTGGCTGACATGGACTGGCTCGACACGGACTTGACTCCAGGGATGTTTAGCTCCTTTTTAAGAGACCGGGCCTGAGCATTGAGAGCCGTCATATTGGCTTCTATGTAGGCTAGGGGTGCCTTACCATCGGCCACGGCGCGGCACAGGGCCCGGAGATCTGTTACTTGGGCGCTCCAGGTCTCTCGTATGCTCGCCCCGTCCAGCTTCACCTTTGCCGTTTCCGGTGGAGGGACATAGACCTCGACCGGCTTCCCGATGTCCTCGATGACCTCATCGACGAGGGCTTGGGCTTCTTCCTGTAGACCTGCGGCTTCTAAGTCTGCTGCTTCCTGAGTCTTTCGATCCTCTTCCTCCTTGCGCCGAGCCGCTTCCGCTTTCAAGGCTTCTTGTCGGAGCCTTTCCTGTTCCTCATCCCTCTTCCTATCCTGTTCCCGTTTATAATCCACAATCTGACCATTGAGATAAGCCTTTGCCTTCAGATAAGGGTCTTTCAGTTCCTTGATGAGTTTCAGCCATTCCTGATAGGCGCGGTAGGCCAGTTCTCGCTTTGGGTCAAGTTTGTCATCAATGGCCTTTAAAGCAGAATCGGCTTGAAGGAAAAGTTGATTCCCCAATTCAAGGGAAGCATGATCTATTACTTTAGTTGAGAGAGCAACGGTTAAAAACTTTGACTTTGCCTGTTCAATTTCCTGCACTTCTGGAAGATTGGTTAAGGATTCCATGTGATCTCCTTTCTTGATGGTATTGGGCCTGACACAGTTTACAATAACATCTTCGACCATCACCTCTCTGCGAGATATGAAAGTCCTTTTTGGGTTTTACTTGACCGCACTTGGCGCAAACCTTATCTATATTTGGATTTCCACCAGCGTCATATATCCGTTTTCGAGCATGAAGCAAAAGATGATAGGCTTGATCTTGACAAATAACAAGGTTTGAATGAGTCCTATCTTTCCTGTTCCTGTTTACGTGATGAACTACAGCTTGCAAAGGGAGTATCTTCCCTAATGCTTTTTCTGCTATTTTGTCGTGGACTCTTATTCTCCTTCGGTCTGGTTTTAATTTATCTTTCCAATAACATGATTTTGAGCAATACTTTCTATGCTTCAATTCATGTTTAGGGCCAAAGAAAATATCTCCGCAAAAGTCGCAACGTGCCGAATGGTAACCACCCCTCCACGCATGGTTATTTATTCCGGTAGGGTATTGTCTTGGTTCGACAACTTCTCCACGCTTTCGGGCTCTCGATCTTCTGCATATTTCTGCCCTTGAAAGTGGGATGGGTAGCGTTTCTGCTTTTACGGCTTCGATGTCATTCATCTTGATTTCTCCTTGTAAATTCGTTCTAAGATTTCTTCCTGTTTGTCGGTGAGATCACCCTTTCGATTAAAGTAATTTTCCATATCCTCGACGAACTTCTCTTCCCACGGAGTTAAGCGTTCCCAATCTAAACCTGTAATGATCCATTTTAGGCGAGAAGCAATCATAACTTTTCTTTCCATTGGGTTATGCGGAGCGCGGCCAGGAACACCGGCAAAAGTGATTTCGGGTTCTGTATCGGCTCCAGCTTGTAGGTCCCGTCGTCCTTTAGGTAGAGATCGAATGCCTTCTTGACCGGAATACCGTTAACGATGGCCAGTTCCCAGTAAGCGGCACCCTGAAGCGGGTCAACCTTGGCCGGAGCGCCACTTTTTAGGTCGATCAACGCCAGGATGCCGTTTAAGGGGCCTATTTTGTCCGGCTTGCCAGCATACCACAGCTTCGGATGAACCATTGGCTTCTCGATAATCGTGGGCTTAAATCCGGTATCTTTCTTGAAGGTGACGTAGGCCTGGACATATCCGGCAACCTGTGTATCTACGGTATCCAGGTCGAGTTCGTCCCGGTCCTCGTATTCTGTGCAGAGATGTATGATCCGGCCTCTTTCAAAGTACCAGGGGTCAACTTTGTATCGATCATCCACGACCTTTAGGGCCTGGGTCACGCTTATAAGGCGACGGTCCCCTATTTTGTAAACGTGGCCCTCTTCGATGAATTCGAGATCAGCCATCTTCATATTCCTCGAATCTATCTTGTTGCAATTCATCGTAAGGTTCCGAGTAAGGCCCGACCGCCTCACCATCGCAATCGCACATTCACCAAGTAGCCAAATTACAATCCCAATGTCTACCTTCTTCGCAAGCAGAACACAATTCCATTTCCTACCCCTCGCTCCCCGGCTCCGGCGGTTCTTCTGGCTCAACTATCGAAAGGTTTACAATGTCATTCCCGAATTGGGTTTCTTTGTATTCGACCTTCAGAATTTGGGTCGTCTTTGCTAATGGCAAGGACAAGTCATAAAACTTCTTGTCGAAGGTGACGTATCGTTTACCCTCGTCGCTGAGAATGTGATACCGATGGCTTTTCAGGTCTTTACCGGACTTGTCTTTGGTCTGAATCTCAACTGATTTGATGGTAATGGAGGCCGTGAGGTTGTCGGTCTTGGTATCCCCGTTCTTCTTCTGAGGCTCTTGTATTGAAGGCTTTTCTCCACCCTTACGGTACTGGATGGCCGATACCTGATCTTTAGTGATCCCGGCGAATTCTTTCAGGTCGTCCCATGTGAGGTTTCGGATTCCAAGGATGCGGGTGATACCGTTCCCGAAGAGGTTTGTCATGGCGGCTTTCTTAACGTCTCCTTTGTCGATAGCAGATGGAGGCAGAAGAGTCTTTTTCTTCTTTCCTTCCTCATCTGCATCCCCATAAGAGTATTTGTTGAAAAAGGCATCTTTGCTTGATCTCGTTCCTATTGCCTCTATCGACCGGCCTCCAAGAGTGAAATATCCTTTGTAGGTCCATGTGAAATGGCCGTCCGGTTCTTCGTTATAGAGAGGTTCGTCAATCCTCCATGAGATGTTGAAGAGGTTGGCAATCTTCTCGGACCCGCTGACCTGTAAATAGGGGTTGCCATTCTGGTCGGTCCAATCCCTCGCGTTCGTAACCTTCAGGGATACACGTTTGATCTTCATTACCGCGTCAACCCTGCGCTCGGCCTGATCCGCCACCTGAATCAAAAAATCATCTGCTATTGCCGGTAGGTTTTCTCGTTCTTCATTCTCGCTCATCTTCCTTCCTCCTATCTCAGCAGTATAATTTGTGCGCCCACGACTATGCCCATGAGCATTAAAGTAAATCCAAACAGTAGGATACTTGCGCGATCGATCATTGGAAACCTCCCGCCCTCTTAATGCTCGACCCGTGCAGAAAAGCACAGTTTATCTCCAGGTCGGAGATTTCGACAAAAGACCGAGCTTCTTTTAATGAGTTAAATTCGAGCCGCTTCCCGTCGGCCAGGACAATGGCTTTCCCGTCGAAACTTTCTATCAAGGTGCATTTCGGATTTCCGTTTAAAAGAAGTAGGTGGTTGTCCATTACACGAACCTCCTTTCAGTCTTCTTCGATGCAGTACAAATGGGCCTTCTTTGAGCAGGACAACTCCCCGTTGTCTTCCCAAACGTCAATGGTATTGCTTAGGCCGTGGGTTCCCCTTGCGGACGAGGATGAGGAGGTCCACCCTTTGCAATCCTCAACGAACCCGGTCCAGACCTGAAACGGTGCGGAGACGATGTGCTGAAACTGATCAAAGCGAATTGCCCTATTTAATGGTTGTGAAATGAGGGCGTTCCAGTTCTCCGCGACCATAGCGGCCTTGAGGTTAAAGTATGGAACAGATGAATGAGTGATTCGAGATATGTCTGAAATGAAGGCTCTGTATGCGGTAGGGTTCCAGAGGTTCACTACCTCCGCGATCCCTTGGCAAATCTTATCGGCCTGATCGGATCCTCCGAGGTTTCCGGTAAAGACTTCTGTGGTGACAAAAATTAGTCGGCAATCGTCTGTCTGTGGTTGGTAGCCATAAAACTTATCAACCACACAGCGGTTCGGGCCTCCTCCTCCAGGTCCGGCCGGTCCGGTATCCCCTTTATCCCCTTTTGACCCCGTATCACCCTTGTCTCCCTTCAATCCTTGTGGTCCTTGGGGTCCCTGTGGCCCTTGGTAGCCTTGCCCGGGTGCTCCCGTATCTCCCTTATCCCCTTTTGGTCCTTGTGGTCCTACGGGGCCTGTAGCTCCCTGTGGGCCGGTTAAACCAGGAGGGCCTTGTGGACCAGGAACGGTTGACGGATCGCCTTTTGGTCCCTGTGGGCCGGTCAAGCCTGGAGGCCCCACTGGTCCGGCTGGTCCCTGTGGACCTGGAGGCCCAGGAGGGCAAGTAATGCACCCACATGGAGCACAGTAAGCCGAGCTTGTCCCGGCATTGTAGCAGCAATTACCTGTGCCGCAGTCTCCGTTTGAGTAGCAAGCACAAGTTGGGGTCAATATGGATAACTGAGCGACTTGATCTGGTCTAGCAATAGTTCCTGCAATATCAAACTGAGCAAAACCCGGATTCACCATAGCCAAAAACACCATTGCGATTAGAAAAACTCTTATCATGTGAACCTCCTCTCTTTTCCGTCAATTATGATTGCCACTACAATTAAGGTGATAAAGCTGCCAACGAACACGCCAATTCCAAAGAAGATCCAGTTCATGGCATCGCCCTCCATGGATGATATGCTTTTCCCTTCGCCGCTACCACTCCGTCAGGTCGATTGCAGGAGTATCCCTCTGGGGACTTGATGAGTTTATGGCATTCCTTGAAGATGCAGACGCTTACGGTCCTATAGTCGCGCCTTTGAGGGCAGAAGAAGTAAAGTTTGTCGATTGGAATATTCATACCCTCTTCCTCGCCCTCTTCTGTGCCGCGCTGGTAAAGTTGCAGCGGAAGGCCCCGTCTTTCTCGCGTAAATGAAGACAGGGCTTCCCGGCGCCCTTATTAAAGATGCAGACCGAGATTGAGAGTTGAGGGCTTCCTTTGCGCTTGTGGCAAAACTGCCTTCTTCCCCTCCTCCTTCCTTACCCTCTTCCTTCGCTGCGTGTTCAGGGCCAGGATTAGTCCTTTAAGGTTAAATTCCTTGCTGCCCATCCTCTGCTCGTAAAGCTTCTGTCCGTCCGGCGGTACTCCGGGCTTGTCCTGGATCGTCACTGTCACAAGGTAGTCCAAGTGAATCACCTCCTTTCGGTTAAAAGATTTGTTTGAAATCCTAAGATCAAACCTCCAGCCCGAGCTTCCGACCGATGGATCGACATTCCCAACACTTGGTTCCATGTTTCTTTTGTCCTTCAAGATTGCGCTGAATAGATTCAAGGGTAGGTCGGTTCGTTGTTTCCTTAACGTGCTTCATTTCCTTTTTGGTCAGTTTCTTTTTCCAATCCATTGTGATTCTCCTTTCTCATTGAAAGATGTTGCTACTCCGGGCGCTGCCGTCGTGTCGCCACTCCGGGACCGTGGGCCGGTTCACCGTATCCTTTAGCCACAAAGGGCTCTCCAAAGGAAAGACCCCGCACCAGTGGACCGGATTTCGCCTCGGGCTCCGTTTGTCTATCGTGTCCATTGGCAGGCGGCTGGGAAGGTTAGTAGCGGTGGTCATTTTGCCCTTTCATAAAGTGTTAGGATCAACCTAACATAATGAAAAAGGCTTGTCAAGCTTTTTCTTTAGAAATGTTTATTCAGGCTTGGAGGCGGGGTTGTGTTTTCCCCATGAGGTCTTTTCGTTGGCTACGATGGCAAATTCTAGGAAATTGATTTTGAAGAGTTTCAGCATTTGTTCAAGATGGCCTATGGTAAAGCCATGCTTTCCCTTTGTCCATCCCGTCACGGTTGCTCTCTCGACGCCCAATTCTCTGGCAAGTTGTGATGGTTTAATGTTGTTTTTCTTTAGAAAATAAAGGATTACGGGGCCAAGGTGAGATTTTTATTGACATTGAATTTGGTCTTGTGTTAGGTTGATCCTAACGATGGATGCTTTGCGTGAGTTTCTCATAATAAAAAAAATGACGATCAAGCATTTTTGCTTAAAGAACGGATTTAATTACCGAACATTTAGGCAAATGATGTGTAAATCGTACAACCCATCTCCGGCGATGGCTCTAAAGATCTCCAGGGCCACCAGGGGAAAGGTCGGGGTTATCGATTTACTATACCCCAAAAACGGCAAAAAAAAGGCCGCATGAACTCAATCTACTTTCCTTGTATCTCGTTCCATCTGTCCCGAGAAATAGGTCACTTCTCCGGTCCACTTATCCAACCGGTATGCTCTGGAATGTTCTTTTTCGTGGGTCGGAAAGATTTCGTACCGAGCGGTCCAAAAGAAGAGTAGGCCGAAGATCACGGTGGCTATAAAAATGGCAACCTTCATAAATTCTCCTTTCTCAGAAAAAAGACCGGCCTCGGCTGGTCTGCTGCCCCGTTGGTCCCTCTCCCTCCCAAGACTGAGGACCGGCGGGGCACTTTTGTTTGAAATGATACCATCCTCAAAAATGGGAGTCAATGGATAAAAAAGGCCCCGCATACTACCTCAGATTGCCCATCTCCCTGGAAGCCGACATCGAAAGGCTGGCCGTCAAGGAAGCCCGTTCAAAATGTGACATGATGACTCTCCTTCTGGACTTCGCAGTTTACGTAAAAAAGTATCACCTGGGCCATTTTATCACGGAAGAAACATGGGGAGAAGGTAATAAGGGTTGACTTACGTTGAGAGGGGAGAAGAGATGTCAGATATTCCTTGCCGCCATTTCTGGTTTACCGACGAATACGGAGAGACGCGGTGTTTTCTATGCGGTTGGTGGCCCGATGACTCACCCTCGCCTGATCCTACACTTACCCGGAACGAGTACGTCAGGAAGCAACAAAAGAGGCATCATGGGAACCTCCACGCCTACGCGGGGGACTGGAAACGATACAGCCTAAAGCGGTCCCAAGATGAAATTTGGCTGTTCAGGAGAAAGCGCCATGCAGGAAACCTCACTTGAGGCCTACGAAGAGGTTAAGCCAACGTTGGGGCCCAGACAGATCGCGGTATTGTCGGTCCTCGAGAACGCCCCGCCCCTGACGAATACAGAGATTGCCCAAAGGCTTGGCTGGTCGATCAACCGAGTGACGCCCCGGGTGTTCGAGCTCCGGGAGAAAGACATGGTGAGGGAGTGCGGCAGGCGCCCATGCCGGATCACCGGTAGAAACGCGATCCAGTGGAGGACTACGACCCGGAAGGAACGGGAACATAGGCAGCTATCGATGCCATGGGGGTGATTTACGGGTAAGGCTCCAGCTTTTCAATTCTATGTTAGGGATTGGTTGAGCGATCCAGAATTACAAAGCGCATCATCTTCTACCAGGGGAATTTGGATAAATGCCCTATGCTATATGTGGGAGGGAAGGGACCGGGGGAAAATCTCCGGTACTGCCGAAGAACTGTCCCGACTTTTGAGGGCAAGCAACGGGGAGTTCGAGGTATTTATAAATGATGCTGAAAGGCTAAAATTTGCAGATGTAACAAATCGTAACGGAGAAGTAACAATAATAAACAGAAGGATGTTTAGAGAGCAAAAAGAAAGAGATAACACAAGGTTAAGGGTTCAACGGTTTAGGAGTAATAAAGATAGTAACGCCACCAGTAACGATAATATAACGGTCCCTTCTTCTTCTTCATCTTCTTCTTCTACTGCAAAGATAAATATAAAAGAGCATGCTGACGCGCTTTTTAATCTACCCGAAAAAGAAGAAATAGAGCAAGGATCAGACCCCATGATTTTAGAAAAATTAGAGGAGACCTGCGGTAAGCTCTATGAAGATAAAATCTTTCCAGAGGTGTTCGCTTTTAAGAATAAGATGCTAAAAGAGAAAAGGAATCCCAGAGCAATCCTTCACACTCTTTGCAGGGCAGCTTTAAAAAAAGAATTTGAAGATGGACCTTGGGCATATTGTCTAAAAATTATAAGGGTAGAGGGATCGAACTACAATGAAAGAGATTACGGGAAAACTTCAAGCTGATGCACTCGATGAGCTTACTCCTCTTGCCGTAAGTTTGGCAAAAGAGGGAATGGATAGCGATCAGATAGCTTCAATACTTCATGCACAGGTGCAATGTAAAACAAAAAGACTTTACGAGGACGAAAGGAATAAGCCAAAGTCTGTATCTCAAATACTGGTAGGTGTTTTAGATGAGGAAAGGAGAAAAGCTGATAGTAAGATAGAGTTGATTCTTTACAGGATGTTGAGCGAGTCAAAAATTAAGTTCAGTTTTCAATATAAAATCGGGCCTTATACGGCAGATTATCTTGTTAATGGGTTTTTGGTAATAGAATTAGACGGGCCACAACATTCAAAAAAGCGTGACGATATTAGAGATTTTTATATGAAAAAGATGGGGTACAAAGTTATTCGTGTTCCTGTTTGGGTGTTGGCATCGTGCCCTGAATCGGTGGTAGAGACAATAAAGGAAGTATCAAAAACAAAGGGGGTGACATGATGAAACGCGCCGCGATCCGGCTGGCAGAGTATGAGGCAAAGATGTTTCTAAATAAAGCAAGCGACTTTTGGAAGACAGGACCCCTTAAAAACCAGAAGAAGCACCCGGAGAGCGTGAGGAGGTCGCCGGAGGGAGCGGCATTAAAGAGGCAATCTATGTCTCTCACCCGCGCTCTTTCCATGATGAGGAGGCCATGAGCAATCCAAACCATTTGGCTTTTTCTAACCTGATGGCTTCTCGGAATAAATACCGAAACAAGAAGATCGAAGTTGACGGGATAATATTCGACTCGAAGAAGGAGGCAGGGATTTACGAGGACCTCAAACTGCTAAAGGGAAGCGGGGGAATCCTTGGTTTCGAACGGCAGGTTTCATACGAACTCATCCCGGCACAGCGCGAAGACGGAAAGTGCATCGAGAGAGCTTGCACCTACAAGGCCGACTTCGTTGTGACCCACAATGACGGTGAGGTTGTGGTGATCGACGCGAAGGGGATGCGGTTGTCGGATTACAAGATTAAAAGAAAACTGATGCTCTGGGTTCATAAGATCAGGATAAAAGAGGTTTGAAAGGAGAAGCCATGGAAAACGTTGCGCAGTTCGTAGGAGTGGTCAAGGAGGTTAAAGCCAAGTCTCTGGTATCACTTGACAAAAGTTATCGTGTTGTGATCGAAACTGAGGACGTTAACGCGCTTGGGATCGGCGCATGGCCAGCAAATGAGACGGTGAGTGTGCATATTGAAAGAAACTTGAAGTAAGCGTTTCTATTGGGGAATAGAAAGAAATAGAAATTATATGCCAAGAAAAGGTGGGGTTCCTGAGAATTTAACGTATCATAAGGGCCGAGCAAAAGGCTCAAAGAATAAGTGCGTGAAGGCCAAGGATGATTATTTCAAGGTATTCTTCAAACTTGGGGGAAAGAAGTTGGTGGAGGACCTTCTTGCCACTTCAAAAAGAGCCAAGGAGAGGTTCTTGTTAGACACACTCCCGGGCCTTATGCCAAAGAAAACCGAGATCGAGGGGTCGTTAGATCTTGGGGGAGATAAGCCGCTTCAACCTCTTTTGTTGGCGGCAAGGATCGTGTTTCTCGTTGAACAGGCGAAGAAGGAACAAGCAGCACTCGAAGACAAGCAAGGGGAATAATGTCGTCTTACGCTGAGATGATTGTCAGGTTGGGCAAGTTGTTGGAAGGGTCCCCTTTGATAGCCCGGCAGATAGAAGAAGAACTGAAAGTGCTGCCGGTATGGACTCCAATACCTGGTCCCCAACTTGAAGCCTTTGAATCAGAGGCAGATATTCTTTATTTTGGAGGAGCAGCAGGGGGAAGCAAAAGCGATCTTCTTCTTGGGCTCTCCCTCACTCAGCATAGGCAATCCCTAATTCTAAGGCGAGAAGCCACCCAGACCCAAGCCTTGATTGATCGTATGACGGAGATACTTGGGAGTAGGGACGGGTATAATTCTCAGCATCTCATTTGGAGATTGACGGGGAGGCAGGTTGAGTTTGGATCCTGTCCAAATCCGGGTGATGAATTAAAATGGCAGGGCAGACCCCATGACCTTCTTGCCTTTGATGAAATTCCTCTATTCCTGCTTTCTCAATTTAGGTTCCTTCAGACATGGCTTCGGAGTACAATATCTGGTCAACGATGTAGAATTGTCTGTACCGGAAACCCACCGACAACGCAAGATGGAAGATGGGTAATAGATTATTGGGCACCCTGGCTCGACGATAAGCACCCGAAGCCGGCACTTTCCGGGGAACTCCGGTGGTTCACAACGATTGACGGAGAGGATATTGAGGTTGCTGACGGGACCCCCATTGAGCATAAAGGAGAGTTGATTAAGCCCCTATCTCGAACGTTCATCCCCTCAAGGGTCACTGACAACCCTTTCTTATCCGTCACGCCATATATGTCAGTCCTTCAGGCACTTCCTGAACCTCTCCGGTCACAAATGCTCAAAGGTGACTTCAAGGCTGGAATGGAGGATAGCCAATGGCAGGTTATTCCCACGGCCTGGGTTGACGCGGCCATGGCCAGGTGGACGGCAGGGGGGAAGAGGGGAGGAATGGATTCTGCTGGAGTGGATGTCGCCCGGGGTGGGAAAGATAAGACCGTTATCTCGACACGTTATGCGAATTGGTTTGACACGCTCAAGACATTTCCGGGGACAGAGACACCTGACGGTCCAACGGCAGCCGGGATAGTGGTATCTGCGATAAAAGATGGGGCTCCGGTCCATGTCGATGTCATTGGGGTTGGGGGATCGGTGGTCGATCATCTCCGGCAAAACAACGTCCAAGTGGTGGACATCAACAGCGCGGAGGCGTCTCCTCCTGGTGCCGTGGACCGAGCAACGGGCCGGCTGAAGTTTAAGAACAAGAGGGCAGAGCTTTGGTGGAGGATGCGAGAGGCCCTAGATCCCCAGTTCGGTGAGAACGTGGCCTTGCCGGACGATAAGGAACTCCGCGGGGATCTCTGTGCTCCTATGTGGTCCTTGACAACCCAGGGAATAGTAATCGAACCCAAAGAGGACACGATCGGGAGCGACGGGGTGAAGGTGGCGGGGTTGAAACGAAGGCTTGGGAGGTCTCCGGACAAGGGTGAGGCCGTGGTTTATTGTCTGGTCTCAACGCCGAAGAGACACCCTAAGTATGACAACTGGCGCGAGAGGGCTCCGCGAACTTCTTGGCGGACGGGTTAAGGAGGAAGAGATGGACAAAGAGTGCTGCGGTAACTGCCGATTCTTCAACAAAACGCATTGCCGAGCTCACCCGCCGACCATGTTTCTCGTCCCTGGAAGGCTGACGGTAGGCAACAAGGTTCAGATGATGGCCATGTCAGAATATCCACCTAATAAGCCAGAGAACTGGTGCGGAGAGTGGAAGGAGGGGGTTAAAGATGCCAAGAATTAATTATCTTGGAGGCCTGAAGCGGTCATACGATCACATTATGACCAATGCCGACGAGTCCGAAACCTACGAACCCACGATGGTCATTCGACATGACAACAAACTCGGGCGGTCGTTCATGATCACCCTGTCGGCGTTCTGGAAATATATTTCTCCTGAAGATAATTTTGTCGCGCTCAAGGCCGATACCATGGACTTCGAGGATAAGGTCAGAAAGACGCAGGCTGCCCTTAAATTCTGCCTTGTAGGAAGCCCAGCCCGGGAACAGGCCAAGGACGATATGGTTGATTTGACCCTAGCCATAGCGCTCCACGAGGCCACAAGTATACTGCCCTGCGTCTGCTTCAACCTTTCCAAGTGCCTCCGGATGTTCGACATCGAGGTGAGGCCGGAAGCAGCGATCCAACTCCACCTTTGGATCCAAGATGGAATTGAGGAGTTAAAGAATATGCCGGAGCTACCGCCCGAGAAGGAGTTGAACGCCGGGGATGTGACGCTGTTCGCTGGAGGGAAGAAGGTAGGCACCCAAGAATTGACCGTGAAGGAGAGTGATCTGGTGATTGAGGGGGGAGAGGCGTGATCTGGCCATGGACCTGGATGGACCGTATTGATAAAAAACTGGATTTCATCATTCGTAGACTTGATGATTTCCACAGAAAGGAGGTGAAACGAATTATGGCGACCCTTGATGAAGTATTGGCAGATGTGCAGGCAGAAAAGACGGTTGATGACAGCCTTATCGCTTTGACGTCAAGCATCAAAGACCAGCTTGACAAGATTCTGGCCGGGGGACTGACCCCTGACCAGCAGGCGAAGGTTGACGCAATCTTCGCAGGAATCGAGGCCAACAAGAAGGCCGTGGCCGATGCGGTGGTAGCGAACACGGTGAATGTACCACAGCCATAAGACATTGACCAGAGCGGGAGGATGAACCAGTAACCGAAAGCGCTCGGGGCTGCCCCTCCTTCCGCTTGCCACGGCAAATGTAACGTTTTGCCACGCCAAATGTAGCGCCATCTCAGGAGACTCACCGCGATGCAAATAGTCTTACCTGATAAATTGTTCTTTCGTCCGGATGAGGTTGCCACTATCCTTGGAGTTTCCAGGAGTACGGTGTATCTGTGGTGTCAAAGCGAGGTAATAGAGGCCATTAAAATAAGGAAACAAATCCGTATTTCAAAGTCTATTTTGATAGAATTTCTTCAAAAGTCTAAGATTTCCCTCTCCAACCAGTAATTTTCTGTCCGATTGTCCACAATGGTTAATTACTGTCATTTGACCAGCCTTTTTCTTTCTGATATTCCTAAATCATAATGCCTGACCGTATCTTTGGTGACACCCAGACAGATGAAAGGAGGTCTCCCAATGAAATAGCCCGCACTCGTGCCGATCCCGAAAGGGATAAAGTCATTCTCGAAAGCCCAGAGTGGCAGGATCGCCTAAAGAAGTTGATCGGATTTAGAAGGCAGGCCCGGATAGCGCAGGCTGACAACCGTTTGGAGATGGCAACTGATGAAGATTACTTTGACTCCATTCAGTTTGATGCCGATGAAATAGAAACCCTCAAGAACCGCAACCAAGCCCCCGAAGTCTTTAACATCATCAAAAACGTCTGTAACTGGATACTTGGAACCGAACTTAAAGCCCGCATTGATTACCGGATTCTTCCCCGAACCAAGCAGGGCGCCCAGGAAGCCAAGACCAAGACCAAACTCCACAAATACATTCAGGATATGAACAACGGGGAATTCCTGCGTTCCAAGGCCTTCCAGGATTGCATCAAGGCCGGGGTGGGTTGGCTCGATATTGGGGTTAGGAATGTCACGCTTGGCGAAGAACCGATCTATTGGACCCAGGAGGACTGGCGTAACGTCTGGTTTGATCACCTTGGAAAATCCCTCGATTGCCGGGACTGGCGTTTTCTGGTAAGAGACAAATGGATCGACTCAGATATTGGGATAGCCATGTTCCCGGGGCGCGAGAACGACCTGAGAGCTCTCAGCGAATCAGTTAACTCCCTTTACCCCTACATGCCAGATGACATTGTGATCAGCGACGACGCCTCTCAGTTCGACATGGAATCCGAGATGGATGCTCTTTTTGGAGGGCCATATTCTGGATCTAGGGAACGCATGAAGATGTCGGAGATGTGGTACAGGATGCCGCAACAGGTCAAGATCATGAGGATGGTGGACCACGACACGCCCTATGGCGCTCTCGATGGGACTATTTACCGGGAAGGGCACGAGGACCATGACTATTTGGTGAAAGGTGGCTATTTCTCGGCTTTTGATACCGTGATGCTTGTCGTAAGACAGGCGATTTGGGCCGGACCTCATTACCTTCAAGACATCCTGACCCCTTACAATCACAACCGTTTTCCTTTGATTCCGATGTTTTGCTACCGCCGGAAGCGAGACAACATGCCTTATGGGGTAGTTAGGGACCTCCGTGATCCCCAGAGTGACTACAACCGTCGTCGTTCTCGAGGTCTTTTCCTTCTTTCTGCCCAACAGATCATTTACGAGGAAGGCGCAATTAATGACCCAATCAAGCTCCGGGAAGAGTTGAACAGGCCTGACGGTCAAATCGTTGTGGCTAAAGGTGCCCTTCAGGGTTCCAAGGCCATTGACATCATCAAGCACAACGATCTGGCTCAGGCCCAACTCTTGCTGGCAAGGGAGGATTCTGAATTCATTCAAAACATCGCGGCTGGCGTGACTTCTCAGAACCTTGGGCAGACCGACCGGAACCTCTCAGGTAAGGCTATTCAGTCCCTTCAGGCTCAGGGAACCGTGGCACAGGGACCTTTGTTCGACAACTACTACTACGCTTTTCAGGCCGTTGGAGAGGTCGTAGCAAGTCTGATTGAACAGTTTTACGACGAGGAAAAGGAAGTCCTGATCACCGGAGACACCCAGAAGGATGAGTTTGTAACGATCAACAAGAGGACCCCGCAAGGAATTGACAATGCGATCGCCCGGGAGAAGTCCCGTTTCGTTGTCGGGAAGCAGGACTATCGAGAGTCTATTAGACTCGGCGCCCAGGAGATGTTGACCGAACTCATGATGAACCTTGCCAAGGCTGGCCCAGACATGGCCAAGGTAGCCTTCAATCTTCTCGACCTGGTTATCGACAACATGGATGTCCTACCGAACCGGGAGGAAATGGTCGAGAGAATCAGGAAACTCAATGGCCAACATGCCGCCGATGAGGACATGACCGAGGAGCAACGGGCAGAGATAGAGCAGACCCGAAAGGCCATGACCACCGAGCAGGAAGCCATGAAGCAGGTACAGATGTTGATGGTTAAGGCTCAACTAGCCCTGGCTCAGGCCGACGTTCAGAAGAGGGGCGCTGAAGCAATCAAGACGGATGTGGAATCGAAGATGGCCAAGCTCGAAGGTTATCTGAAGGCGATGCAGGCGGCAGGGATGTTGAGTCAGAGTCCACAGCTTGCTAAGGCTGCCGATGCCTTGATCATGGAGGCCGAATCTTCTCCGGGGGCTGGAGGGAATGGACCGGCACAAAGGCAGTTAACGGATCAGGGTGGTCAACCACCGATTCAATAGGACGCATAATGTTCATTCTCGAAAATCCGATCACCGGAAAGCAGTTTGAGATCCCTCGACGGAAGGCCCGGGAAGTCTTTGCGGTATCTGGTGGGGTTAAGAAGTTCATGTGTATGCCGGTATCCGTTGATTCGAAAGTTGAAAGCAGTCTGAACGTTCCTGTGGTCCGGGTCGAAGAAACGAAGTTTTACCAAAAGAAGAAGGTAGGTGGGACCTGCGTGATAAGGATGGGAGGGATTGGAGACCTCATCATTCTTTCATCCAGTCTGAGAGAGTTGAAACGAAGATCCGATAAGCCCGTCATCCTTGCTACCCTAAAAAGTAACGTTTCATTCATGGAGAGTTTTGGATTCCTGAATCGTGTCATTTCAATCGAGGACGTTGACCGGTATCGGTTCGACAATGTGATTGATTTGAGATTTGCCACCGAGCCCCCACAGATGGGTTCGATCTGCCGCGGGAAATGGGAAGATTACATCCTGAAGGATCGATCGGACGTGTTTGATGAATTGGTGGGAGTTTACCCGGCACCGAAGAGGTTTGAATTGCCATCTGTCAAAAAAGAAATAGAGAACATGAAAGAGGCAGTCAAATACCCATTCATTCTTTTGAACTGTTCGATGGTCTCCGCTGCCAGGTCGATTATCCCAAAATATGTCAAACCTCTCTGCTTAAAGATCCTGAAATGGGGAGCAACGGTTGTTCTTACTGGAACTTCTCAGCCATGGAATACTTTTCTTAAAGAAATTTCCAAGACCGGTGTTGTGAACCTCATAGACAAAACAACACCCCCCGAGTTGATAGCCCTTTGTTCGTTAGCCAATTTTGTTGTGACCCCGGATACCGGAACGCTTCATATTGCCGGTGCCCTCGGAAAACGAACGATAGGACTCTTTGGAGCGATCCAGCCGAGGACCAGGGTTTCATATTATCCGAATGTCAGGGCGCTTTATCCACAGGGAGTCTTGCCTTGTATCCCTTGCCATGACCTACACAAGTGTATGGGTAGTCCAGAGAAGGGGTCAAAGTGCATGAGGTTATTTACTCCAGATGTGATCATGGTGGCCATAGAACAGGAGATGAAGGGAGTTAGGAACGTCCCGATTAAGGAGATGGTGTGTTAAACATCGCGGCATTCATGGTGGTGAAGAATGACGAATACTATGTGGACATGGCACTCAAGAGTGTCCTTCCCCACGTGAAAGGTGTTTATGTTCAGGACCAGATGTCAGATGATGGAACGTATGAGAAAATTGCAAGTTTAATGAGGGATGAAACCATTTCTCTTCCGGGTCAAATATTTTGCGAGAGGGTCCAAACGTGGGTTGGTGATAGGTTTGGAAAGGATTATGACGAACCAAAGTTTAGGACCATGGCCGTGAAAAGATGCGAAGAGATTAGAAGGCCTGATTGGATTCTAAAACTCGACGCAGACGAAATATATACTCCGTTCTTCTTTTCCCAACTCGAAAAGATCCTAACCGAGAATCCAGACCTTAACGGTGTCCGGGTAGCCGGAGATCGTTTTATCTCCAAGACTCACAGATCAGTTCATCCAACATCGATAGAGACTTCACCGGATGGGATTAAGTTTGTCGATCCCCATACGCAGGTCTGGAGGGCCGGGAAATATTCTTATATGCCAAATCCTATTATTTCTGGGTGCCTTCATCCTGTTCTAACTCCTGATCCGGTGCCGGTCTATTGGTTGGAAGGAATTAACAACGTGCATTTACATCGACTATTTGGCCCCAAGGCCTTTGCTTTTTGGTCAGAAGGGATTGATGAAATAGACAGAACAAAACCACTCTATCCTCCAACATCATGTCCTCATTGGTTCAATTCTGATGTGAACATGGGAAAGTCAGAGAAGATTGATTTCTCCTGGCCCAAATATGTCTTAGACAAATGGGCCACCTGGGAAGGTGGTATCTGGTAATGGCATTTAGCGCGAGTGAAGGCAAACTTCTTTTCAAAGATTGGCTCATTCACATGGCCAAGCCTCTCGGGTTCAATCGATTCCTGGATGTGGGTTGCGGTGCCGGTCTCTACGGAGACCTGATCCGGGAGGTCTTTGGAAGGGAAGTCACCATCGAAGCCGTCGAACCATTTCAGACATACATTTTCCGGCACAACCTTTGCGAGAAGTATGACATGGTATGGAACCGGGAGATCCAGGGACTTTGTAAGGAACTGCCTGACTACGATCTGATTGTCGCGGGCGACATCCTGGAGCATTTGACAAAAGAAGACGCCATTGAGGTTGTGAGTTGGTTGAGGTTACATTGTCGATTTCTTTGGGGAGCCCTGCCGGTAAAGATGGGTCGGTCATGGTCAACGGGATACCTTCAGGGCCCGGTGGATTATGAGGAAAACGAGTTGAATAAACACCTATGGGACTGGACTGGAGATGAGATCCAGAAGGAATTTAGCCCCATGTGGTTGTGTCCATTTATCCAGACTGGTTGTTTCTTGATCGAAGGAAAGATTCAATGAGTTCAGAAGAAGAGTTATTAAAAGAACAGTTAATAAAAAATTGCGATCCTTGGGTATGGAGCGAGATAATTCATCCCAAAGAATTCAATCAACTTGAAGAAGAGATCGTCGCAAACGAAGCATCTGCCATGTTCGGAGTACCAGGAAAAGAAGAGTATAGAATGGGATCAGGTTTTAATTCACTCCCTCGGACCCTTGGAATCGGATGGATTCTTTATGGATTTGTCAGGGCCATGAGGCCAAAGGTTATCGTTGAGATCGGGGCCGGAGGATCGACCGCTTGTCTCCTTTGGGGACTAAGGCACAATGGATTAGGGTATCTTCATACCTGTGATGTGTTTCTGTCGGACAGTCTTGATCCCTACGGAAAAGAAGATGGAAACGGTAACGTTCTCAATTCTAACCATGCTGCGGTCGCCCGGATGATCGAGAAATGGGGAATGGAAAACATCTGCACCGTTCATCACGAATCAAGTTTTGATTTCATTCCTCGGTGGAAAGATCCGATTGATATTGTTGTCATTGACGGGGATCATTCCGTTAAAGGAATTGAAAACGACATAAAGTTGTTGTCGTTTCTAACTCCCGGGGGATACGCTTTCTTTCATGACTTTACCGCCTGTACATATGAGGTTGGTGTTGCGGTAAGGGACTGGGTCGCTCGGTCTGACGAGTGGTCTTTGATTGTAGAGCCGAATTGTCTGAGCATGGCAATCATTCAAAGAAAGTTTTCTTTATCTCCAAAGCATATGTTTTCGGCTACCGCGCTGGCGCAGGTAAGCAACAAGAACAATATAAAGACCCCGTTTCAGCTTACCGACCCAAAGGCGGCGGGGGCCGTGATCCCTTGGAATGGAGAATGGTTTCCTAAGACTGGAGTAGAGTTTTTAAAATATCAGGCCGAAGGGAACGCTTTGGCTCAGAAGATTCTTGAACAGGAAACACGAACAGGAAAGGTCGTTCAGAGATTCGAGGAGATTGATGGGTAAAATTGGAACGGTTGTGATCCCACATGCGTTTTCACCGCGTTGGATTCAGATTTGCGTGGCTTCACTGAAGACTCACAAGAACGAGGCCGATTTCGATATTCTGGTTGTGAACAACAGCGTGGGTCATCCTTCCATAAAGGCTCTGACCGAAACGAGACTCGGGGAAGGAGTAAAAGTTATCGAACCCCGGGATCCGAACATTGCCGGTCATCAGGTCGCCCTAGATATGGCCATTGATCTTGTCGAAACTCCATGGTTCATCGCCTTTGAAAGTGATGTTCAGGTGATGAGAGATCATTGGTTCGATTGGATGTTGTCATTCGAGAAAGACCCCTATGTTGCGATCATTGGTTGGTATTGGTCGATCGGGATAGACGATTGGAGGCATTACATCAGTCCGGCCGGAGCCCTTTACCGAACCTCTATTCTAAAGAATCTCAAGGCCGAGTGTCTTTCGAATAAAGACCTAGCGGTTTGCTACGGAAGGAATATGTCAAGGCGGATCGATCTAGCCGTTGAATATAAAGACACCGCTGGGAAAATGATACCCATGGGAGAATGGGGGCCATTCTTGGAGTGTCGAGGGTTTGGGAATGTCTATCCTTTTGAGAGGGATCATTGGGTCCCAGAGCCAGGGAACTGGATTTCGAATAGGGTAGAGATGCAATGGGAAGTTATTAGATTGCCAGGAGCCATGGTTGAGGATGCAGAGGCGAATTCCGTAGGATTGCCTCACCGATATACCTATGTGGGACCTTCAGAGTCAGAGGCGTATTTTTACCATCATTGGGCCGGAACCGTTTCGAAAAACTTTGTAAAGCATGGAATCACCGAGAATGAGTTTATGAAGGTCCCTTGGTGGTTAAAAAGGGAATATCGGATCTGGAATGAAACTGTCCCTGAAGATGTCCGTAAACTCACGATGGAAAAGGGACTAGTTTTTACATTCGAAGAAGAATTGGCTTATGCCAAAACGCGGGTAGTAAGTTGATGGAGATACGAGAAGTGAATCTAGCAGTGAGCAACATTTGTAACGCATCATGTCTCTTTTGTCCGAGGTCGTTTGTGACCGTCGAGAAAGACAAAAGGTTTATGTCGGTCTCCCTGGTTGAGAGAATCATGGAAGAAGTCACCAAACCAGAATTCAAAGCCCAACATCCCGTGGTTCATGCTGCCTGCGCCGAGAATGGGGAGCCATTCTTGAACCCTGACATTCTGGATATTCTCAGAACTGTACGGGCTCATGGATTAGAGGTGACACTGTTCTCGAATTTCTCTTTAATCACCGAGAAAATTGCCCTCGTTATCATCACCGAGAATCTTACCGGTTCGATTCATTTCAATATCGATGGGGTTACTCCGGAGTCTTATAAGGCCGTTAAGGGGCTTGATTTGAAGACGGTGGAGAATAACATCAAAAGGTTTATCGAGATCCGGGATTCAATGAAGTCTCCCATAAAGCTCCTTGGTCACATCATCACTCAGGCCACCTATTACAATGCCGTGATGAAAGAGTATGTGAGGCCCCCAGCAAAGTTTAAGGAACCTCTTCACCCAGAGGATAGGGAACTAACATTGCTCAAGGTGAAGTCGATACTCAATCCTTTATCTGATACCGTCGGGATCGATTCTGTCCTCTTCTGGGCAGAGCGGTATTCAGGGTATCCGAGGTCGGGACCTTTTAGATGCCCTAATCTTGAACGGGTAAAGCATGTCGCCTACATCAATCCAGAAGGTGATGCCTATGCGTGCTGTTTCGATGTAGGAAACGAACTCGTGATTGGAAATGTTAACGAAGACTCATTGTATGAAATTGCAAAATCTAATCGCAGAAAAGATCTTGTTAAGAAGTTAGAGGAAGGTCGCTTTGAAGAAATAGGATTTCCATGTACAAGAGTAGATTGTTGTCAGGGGGTGCGAGTCTAATGAGTAGTCACACTAAGGATAATTATGGGAGATTCATTGGAAGACCCATAAAAGAAAGATTTTGGGAAAAAGTAGAAAAGACTGAAAACTGTTGGCATTGGAAGGGATGTTTGAACAATAGAGGTTATGGCCAGATTAGTATGAATGGGAAAGCCGTTCTATCTCATCGAGTTTCATGGGAAATCCATAACGGTCCTATTCCAGAGGGGCTTCAAGCTCTGCACCGTTGCGATAATCCAATATGTGTTAGACCTGATCATCTTTTCTTGGGAACAAATTCCGATAACCATACCGATATGGTAAACAAGGGGAGGTGCCGTAACGGAGATCGAAAAGGAGAGATGAACCCAACGTCAATCCTGAAACGGTATGAGGTGGATGAAATAGTTCATCTTTATAATTCAGAAAATCTTTCTCAACAAAAGATTGCAGATAAGTATGGAGTTAGTCGTGTGACAATAAATGCAATATTAAGAGGAAGAAACTGGCAACATACTACCGGCATAGGAATAATGCCATGAGCCTTTTTTTCGACCACGATGCCCTGATCAACGAGAACGACAATGACTTTCAATATCTTGGTTGTAGATTTGGAAGGCATGTCTTGATAGAGAAGGGCGTTACTTTTGATGTGGTAGGAGGGTTTATCGGGGATCGGACCATCATAAGGTCTGGGGCAAGGGTGGAAGGGAACTCGGTGGTGCTTGGAACTGAATCATACATTGATCATTATGCCCGGATAGGTGGAGGATCGTGCAAAGACAAGGGAGCCTTCTTGAATGCCCGGGATTGGTTTCACATGGGGGAATTCTCTCAGGTCAATATCGCCCGGGGTGTCGAATGTGGGGAAGAGGTAGGCGTGGGAGTGGGGAGCAGAATCTTTACCCATGGTGCCTATCTTCCTTGTGATCAGGGCTTCCCGGTCCAATGGGCAGGCGTGAAGATAGGCCACAGGGTTTGGTTGCCTCATGCGTGGGTGAACCCTGGCACTCAAATAGGTGATAACGTGGTCGTCGCTGCCATGTCACTCGTGAACTGCAACCTACCCTCTGGTTGTTTGGCCGGTGGGATACCGGTGAAGGTCCTGAAAGAGAACGCCTATCCCGTCGAGGATCACGATGCAGTAGCGAGGTTGGGGATAAAAGGGATTTCTATAAAAGAAGTAAACAGATCCGAGGTCGTGATCTGTGGGGATACCTATTTCGACATCAAGGGTAGGACCATCGAGGGACCGGCTACGGAAGAGAGCGAGAGAGTGAAAAACCAGTTGAGAAGAAACGGGATTCGGTTCAAGTTCACAGCCATTGAGGGCGAATACCGGAGTTGGGAAGAGGCGTATTCATGATGGAAAGAGTGTTGGCAATAGGCGCCCATTTTGACGACGTGGAATTAGCCATGGGGGGGACTCTGATTAGACATATTCAAGAAAAAGATAGTCTCTCGATTGCTGTCATGAAAGCCAATGAAGAATTGAGTGGCCCATCCAATATAAGGCTTGAAGAACAGCGAGAGTCTTGTCGTTTGCTTTGGAACGCAGTGTTGATTTGTTTCAACCATCCATGGTCGATTGAGAGTATCGTGTTTCAGTTGGATGCGATTAAACCAACCATCCTCTATTTTCCGTTCGAATCCGATTATCACCAGGACCACAACTTTGCGTCGAAGGTGGGATATGCGGTATCCCGAAATGTTCAGATTACAGTTCTTCGGTATCTTTGCACTACTTCTCATTCTTACTATCCGAATTATCTTGCAGTTATTGACATTGAAGCTAAGAAAAAGCTGGTATCGGTGTTCAAGTCACAGATGGAAAGGCGCCCGAAGTTTATGGAAATCATGGAAGCGCAAAATCGATTCTTTGGGTCCCTAATTCCCGGCAACGGGCATTTTGCTGAAGGATTTTGCGCTCATCGCATCGTCAAAATATAAAGAGGGGAGGTTGGGACAATGGCAGCAGGAACTCAGGTAAAACTGAAAGATTTAACGGAAGAGGTCGTTTCGACGGTTGATGTGGTCGAAAGTGGTCTTGGGACCATGTATCTCGGGACAAACAAGGGGAACGTCTACCGGTACCGGACGGCAGCCCAGACGTTGACGCTTCTCGGGAACGTCGGCGGGGACGTTCTGAGTATGGCCCTTTATTCCGGATTCCTCTATATCGGGATCAGGGGCGGGGGGTTCAAGAGTTTCACGATCGGGTGATGAAAATTAAATAGGGGTTCTCCCGAGGCTCGGCCAGGCTGACGGAGACGCAAGAACGAGAAAGGGGCATGTCGGTGCCGACACACTGATTGCCCCTTTTTTGTTGCCCCAACCAAGGAGGAACGAACCATGGCAGGAGAACAAGAAGAACTGAAATTCCCAGAGGAAGAGAAAGAAAAGGTGCCCGAGGGTTTCACCGAGGACGAATGGGTTGACCTGTCCGATGCCGAGAAAGAGGGTGTTCTTGCCAACCAGAAGGCCGAGAAGGACGGGGAGGAAGAGGAAGAAGAGAAGGTTGACGAGGCCGCGTTGAAGGAGTTGGCAGGGGAAACCAAGACCTCGGAAGAGTTGGAGACCGAGAAGAAGGCGGCGGAAGAGGCCGAAGTCAAAAAGAAATCTGACGAAGAGGCAGCAGCGAAGAAGAAGGCCGAAGAAGAAGCAGCCAAGGCGTCAGGCAAGACACCGGAACAGATTGAAGCCGACAAGGTAGCTGCAGAAGCGGCAACTAAGAAAGGTGAAGAGGTTTCACGTGAAAACGTCTCCGACACCGATCTTCTCCGTTTCAGGCCTGTTATTGCAGACTCGGAACTCCCCGCCCTCAGCATGAAGAGGCCACCTGATGTTCAGGCAAAGATTGAGGAACTTCGAAAGAAACTGAATGACGGGGACATTGACCAGGCCGGATACGAGGATGCAAGGGATGAACTCATAGGGGAGCATACCCTGAGAGTAAATGCCACGAGGGAAGCCACCAGGGATAACGTCACATGGGAGAAGGAACAGGCGCGGTTCTTTCAGGCCCGGAAGGAGTATTTGACCGGGGATGGGGCAGATCTTCTTTATGGTGCTCTCAATGCCGCGATTAAGAAGCTCTCTTCCAATTACGATCACATGGAACTTTTGGTCGAAGCTGACCGTATGGTGAAGAAGCAGTTCGGGAAGGCTCAGGCACCGGCGGTAGAACCGGAGAAGAAGATAGTTGAGAAGCCCCCGGCGAAACTTCCCGACCACAAGACCCTCACCGATGTCCCGGAAGCTCAACGGCAAACGACCGAGAGTGTCTTTGCTGCCCTGGACAAGTTGAGGGGAGAGGCCCTTGAATCAGCTCTCGAAAGGTTGACGCCCGCGCAGAAAGAGGCATACGAGGCCGGAAGGTGAACCATGGCACTCACGAAGCTTTTGAATGTGACCGATGAATTGATATTTGACTTATCGGCCATGAGGGAAGGTTGCAAGAAGGAGATTTCAATTTGTTTCGAATGGAAGAAGGGAAACCTTCAGCTTTTCCAGATCCGGGCCGACAAATCGATACCGATAAAAGTGTTTCAGCAACAGATTATTCCAGAGAGAAGGGAGGGAACAGACTCGGAAGAAACCGACAAAAACGATCTCAGGTTTAGAGGATAAATATGTATAGCCACGAACAGCCTAACGACGGCAAAAAATCTAAGAAAGGGAGGGAGTATCATGGCGCAAACCATCATAGGTTTGAATGACCAAAAGGCCGTCAAGCGCTATTCGGGCACACTGGCGGTCGATGTGGGCCGTAAGGCAATCTTCACTCGGAAATGGATGGGAAAAGGCGAACCCGCGACCAGACCGATCCAGCAGTTGACGGACCTGGAGAAAGACGCGGGGGAACAGATCACATTTGAGTTGAGTATGCAGCTCAACATGCAGCCCGTCGAGGGTGATTCTTCTCTCGAAGGCAAGGAGGAGCAGTTAAGTTTCTTCACAAGCGCAATCTACATCGATCAGATGCGTGGCGCCGCAGATTCGGGTGGAAGAATGACCCGGAAGCGAACCGTCCACGATCTCCGAAAGATTGCCAAGGCCAGGGAAGTCGATTGGTGGGCTCGGGTCTTCAACCAGATCATGTTCATGTATCTCTCGGGAGCCCGGGGAACCAACGAGTTTGTTTTCCCGACGACCTATACGGGATTCGCCAACAACAGCTTTACCGCTCCGGACACCAACCATATCGTCTATGGTGGGACCGCGACCTCGAAAGCCACCGTTACGGTGACGGATACCATGTCAACCCTTCCCATCGACAAGGCGGTAGCCTACGCCGAAATGATGGGTGGAGGTGGGCCGGTTTATTCGGAAGTTCCTCAGATCACACCGGCAGATGTTGACGGAGAGAACGTCTTTTTGATGATCATGAATTCCTACCAGAAGTACAGCCTTCGTAGGAATACAACCTCAATGGATTGGGCAGACATCCAGAGAGCCATCGCCACGGCTTCAGGGAAAGACAACCTTTTCCTCAAAGGCGGTCTCGGTATGTGGAATGGGGTTGTCCTCCATTCTCACCCGGATTGCATCAAATTCACGGACTACGGAAGCGGTGCCATAGAAGCAACCCGCGCCCTGTTCCTTGGGGTTCAGGCCGGAGTCGTCGCTTTCGGATCTCCCGGGAACGAACTGAGATTCGGATGGCATGAAGAAGAGAAGGACCACGGAAACCGTATCGCCATTTCGACCCATACCATTTGGGGGTTCTGCAAAACGACCTTCAATGGCAACGACTTCGGAGTGATGGCGATTGATACAGCGGCGGCCAAGCCGTAAACAATTTCAACAGAAGGGAGGTAATGGAAAATGACTGTTTTATACGGTGATGTCAACATCAACCCTGGAAAGGCGGCCATTGGAGGAGCCCGGTTCGACTACCGGACTTATGTGGCAACCCTTGCGGCCACGCTCGCAACAACCAACATCTTTGTGCTTGGGATTCTCCCGGCAAATCACCGACTTCTCGACCTCTTCCTTGAGGTCGGGCCAGGTGATACGGGAACTGCCCTTACCTGGAACGTTGGACTTCTGAACTGGTATCTCAACCGACCGGAACCGGCTGCGGCTACACCCGGATGGGATATGTACAACGGAACCCCTGGAATACCAGCGCAGGTAGGTTCTGCTTCGGGTGCTGCACTCCCCGCAGAAGCCGATGGGCTTGGAGCAACCAGTGCGGCCATTGCGACTGGTTTCCTTGCCATTTCTGCATCGACTATCGGTCGTTCGAGTGCAGGCGGAAGGGCGGGAGTCTCGGCAAGCGTTACACCGATGATTACCTACGGGTCAAGTAAGTTTGATCGGCTTATCGGTGTGCAGTTGGGGGTGGCTCCCACGACCGGGATAGCTGCCTGTAAATTCTCAATCGGATACCTCATTGATCAGCCGTAAACTCGGCGGGGACCTGGCGGAAGACTTGCAGGGGCCGGGCAATCGGGGTGACGAGGCAAGCCTCGAATAAATTCACAGGGAGGATAAAACGATGATACTGGAATGCCTTACGAAGAGAGTGGGGGTAACCCCGGTGCCGATGCAGGGCAATAAATATGCCTACCAGTTTATGCAGGTCCCATTTGCCAGAAAGGGGGAAGCCACTACCTCGATCTGCGAGATTGCCAACCCTGAGCATATCAACTTTCTCCTTGGAGTAAATGAAAAGGGGGAGAAGGTCAGAAACAGCAATTTCAGGGAATACGATCCGGAAGTGACAAAGAAAGAATTGGATATTGAGAGATTCAAGAGCAAGGCCGGACTCTTTATTGGACTCTCAATAGAGAAGTGGCTGAACAAGGGATATATCCTGAAAAATTCTCGGGCTGACACGGCGACCTATTGCGCTTCAAACACCGACGGTTTCATTGAAGATACCTCGAACCTTGTTCCATGGGAACATGAGATCGAGGCCTACATGAAGTTGAAGGAGATGGTTGCCGATGGTGACATCGAAGGTCCCAACGATATATCCGAAGAAAAAGAAGTCGAAGACAAAGACACGGTAATTGCGGAGCAAAGCAAATTGATTGCAGAACTTCAAGCGAAACTTGCGGAAAAACCAAAGGTAGGCAGGCCGAAGGTAAAAGACCAGGCCCCTTTGGTGAACCTGGAAATTTAATGGAGGTCCCCATGAAAAGGGTACTGTTGGCACTTGTTTTAATATTTTTGATGATGGCCCCTGATGCCTTTGCCCTGGGTCGTTACCAGCGGATCATTACCGACATCTACGGGAACATCGTGGCGGGGGCCTCCGCGTCTGTGTATGCTGCCGGAACCACGAACCTCTCTACCATCTATTCGGATTCGGGAGGGACCACTCCTCTTGCAAACCCTTTGACATCGAACGCGACAGGGCGGATTCAATTCTATGCAGCCGATGGAACGTATGATGTCACGGTATCCGGAACGGGGATCATCGCATGGACTGACTCAGGGGTACAGCTTTTTGATGGGGTCTCTAAGTTTACATCAAACGTTCTTGGGCCTGCCTATGGAGGATCGGGAGCCGTCAATAATGCAGCGAGTATTCAAACCATATCTGGAAGTTTCCCGTTAACCTGGACCATTACGGCTTCAACGGGTCTTACCTTGCCTACCACCGGAACGCTATCGACATTGGCAGGATCGGAGACTCTTACCAACAAAACGATTACTAACCCTATAATGACGTATATCTATGACTCGGCTTCAAAGCCGTGGATCGTAGGAAGTGGACTTTCGAACGCAACAGATTACTTTGGGATCGTAAACGCGAATACTGCTGCGCCGGTCCTTGAACTCTACGCCCAAGGAACCGATTCGAATATATCCATGTCTTTTATGCCAAAGGGAAGTACGGGATATATTGGATTCGGAACCATGTCTCCATCGTACTTTATTGACTCCTCGGGAGACATCAATATTGCCTCCGGTAAGGTCTATCGGATCAACGGAACTCAACTTGCCCTGGCAAACCTCGGCGACACCTTTACCGGGACCGGGAACGGAGTCAAGGCGACACAACCTACCCTGACGACTCCCATCATAGCCTCAGTCAAGGATGTCAATGGAAATGTCTGGATTCAGTCAAGCCCTACGGCCTCGGCGGTCGATTACCTTCAGGTAACGAATGCGGCAGCCGGGAACCCTGCCTTATTGGTCTTAGGTCCTGCGGGGTCTGACTCCAACATCAACCTTGAACTCTTGCCGAAGGGAACCGGAAAGGTGGGGATTCTGAATGCCTCTCCTGGGTATGCCCTTGATGTGACCGGGGACATGAATATATCGGGGACGTATCGGGTGAATGGGGCTGCCCTGGCGTTGGCCGGTTCTTCTAGGATTTCTTCTCTTTTAGATGCCAATGGGAACATCTGGTTATCCAATGCCATAGGTGTGGGGGATGCTAATTTAACGATAAATAATACTTGGGCTCCGTATATCGGAGTTACTACATCTAACGCATCCTCGGACATAGGTATAGTACCAAAGGGAAATGGTACATTCACGACTACTACTGGTTGCACAGCAACCTCCGCATATTGTACCGGAAATATTTTTACTACTACCGTAGATCATTCCTCTGGAACAACGGCAAATTATGATTTCGTTATAAGTAGGTATGAATCAAACGTGGGATCAGGGAAACAATATCTCACAGATTGGCGTTTAGCTGGCTATACTCTTTATGCAATTACAAACAAAGGTCATCTTCTTTCCGATACTGCCAATGGAACCCTATCTTCTCCGGCTGCCTCCACTTGTGGAACGACCCCTACTGTAGCAACGTATAGCACCGATACGGCAGGATATGTCACTCTTGGAAGTGGTAGTCCTACGGCCTGTACCTTAACGTTTGCAAATGCTTATAATCTGACTCCAGCTTGTAATATTACCCCATCAGCTTCGGCTAAGTGCTATCTATCTGCCAGGAGCGCTAGTGCCCTTACCGTAACCTGCGATGCTACGTTTGTGGGATTTTCATACTCTTGTGTAGGCATAGGAGGAACGAAGTAATGAGAACACTGATCACGATAGGATTGATTCTGGTTCTGGTACTCTCTGTCCTAGCGCAGGAGGCCCAGAAAGAAACACCTTTCGACAAGGATATTCATATTCTTCAACTTATCATCGAGAAGAACGCCTATCAAACCCAACTGGCCCAGAACAACCTTAAAGAACTCATCCAGAAGCGGGAGGAGTGGTTGAAGGCACAACAACCCAAGCCCGAAGAGAAAAAATAATGGCCTACACCTTCAAAGAACTCGTGTTTGATGTCATCCCGAGAGTAGGGAAATCAGAAGATGAGATAGGAATTACCCTTAAAGGGGCCTGTAACTCTATTGTATCCCTGCTTCAAAAGAACCTCCTCAGGAGAAAATCAGACCTTGCGGTAATGGGCAAACTTGCCCTCTTGCTTCCCGCCTATGGGTTCAAGGGAAAACTCCCGATCGACTTCCTGGCCTTCGCGGAGAAGCCCAGGACCGAAGAGGTTGTTGGCCAATTCAACTACACAGGGACCATGACGGGGACGATAACGGCGTATAATCCAACCGAGAAAACCTTGACCGTTAATGTGACGAGTCTCAGCGATACGGGCGCCGCCGCAGGGAACGCAGTTCAGGTAGTCATCAAGGACGAGATCGTTGTCAGGCAACCCGCCCTTTATCCTGCCGCGCCTCCTCAGTGGGTCATCGTTCAGACCGGGACCGACGCACTTCCTCCGGTCACGATAGCCATATCCTTGAAAAGTCCATTGGTCTATTCCCTTGGGATCAAGGTCTTGCAGGTGGAACCCCTTGTTGCCACGGGAACGACACAGATCACTGAAGAAAACCCCTCGATCTATATCGGTCAGACTGTGACTTTGCTTCCTGTTCCTTGGGACGAGAACCCTTCCACCCCTAGAAATTACCTGACTCCAATGTATCTTGACAATGCCGAAGAGTATATCGGGCAGGACTGGCAAGACTGGCATAGTTATTACAGTACCCATCAATACGCGGGCGAGACTCCACAGGCGAGGCCTGTTTGTTACAAGATCATTGGATTTGAAATCTCGTTCAGGCCGAAGCCGACAACCGACCTTGTGGTAAGGGGTAATTACTGGTCTAAGGGTCCTGTGATTTCAAATCCCCAAGACATCATCCCCTGGAATGGGATGTTTGATGAAATATTCCGGGAGGGGATTGTCAGGATTATCAAGAAGGGGGTATCGATCCCGGACGCCGATCAAGACTTCATGCTGTTCTTTATGAGGGAATTCGAGACCATCATCAATACGAGGATGCACCTTGTACCCGAGAACAGAAGAATGAAGCGAAGCGATTATATGTGAGGGATAAATGGCACCTCCCGCGAATGACCTTCAATATATCCTGATGCTCATAGGGCAGCAACTTGAAGATTTTGTCCACGTGCAGACTGGATCTCCAGACTACCCTGCGTTTGTCGCGCAGACCTGGCCTCCTTCCGTTGTCATCCCTTATCTGAACCTTGGACTTCTGGAAGCGATTAACCTGAAGCCTTCCTGTAATCCAGTTTCAAGAACCCTCACCCTTGTTGGAGGGTCGGCCCAGTCTCTTCCCGCTGGAGACCTTCAACTCATCGAAGTGATCTCGAACTCACAGGGAGGGGCGGTAGACTCGGTTATGCAAGACCGGATTGACAACTTGCTTCCGAACTGGCAGGCGCAGGAATGGAAGGATAATTACGTTCAACAGGTGATTCTCGACCCGAGAAATCCAAAAGTGTTCTACGTTTTCCCTCCCCAGCCAGTTCCACCCGTTGATAAGTTGAACGTTATCGTTTCAACAACTCCAGCACTTTTGACGGCAGACACGGGAATTTTCCCACTGGATCATTCTTATTGGCCGGCGATGGTAGAGTATGGAATTTATCGATGTCTGAAGGAAAGTACGACGATCCCAAATGCACAGGCAAAGGCTGACGCCTGCTATAAAGCATTTATGACCGGGTTAGGAATAAAGGCGGAACAGGAACAAAAGGTTGAGAAAGAAGGAGCGTAATGCTTTTAAAGGTGGATGCTTTCGGTGGCGTGGTCCCCAAAGTCTTAGACCCCGTTCTCCTGACTCCCAACAAATCTCAGGTTGCGGAGAATGTGAGACTGGACCGTGGAGGTATCACCCCTCTCTCTACTGACCTTATCATTTCCGGTGCGACCGTTCCAGCCGGAACAAAATCTCTCTTCATTTACTATCAACCTAAGAACCCACCGACACAAAACTTTCTATCCTGGCTTACCGATGTCGATGTCGTAAAAAGTCCTATTCCAAATGATCAATTCAACAGGATTTATTACACAGAGAACGGATTATTGAAGGCGACTGGCCTAACCCCCGGTAGAATCAAGATGCTTCCGGGCGAGTTCTACTATCCGTGTCCTCCGGCTCCGAATAGTCCTATGACGGTAGCCCTCCCCCCAGCTACTACGGGATCTGGAAATCTGGTAGTTTATCCAGACCGGGCCGCCGCTGGAGACTTTTATTCAACGACAACGACTCCCATTGTAAGCCATTCTCCTGGAAATTGCGTTCAGGATGTTCCGGATAAAGCTATTTTTTGGCAGACAGACAAGGCGTATAACATTGAGAGGGCAGGAATAGTTAACGATCTAAACCCGTCTGGGGGAAATAACGCATTCTGGCAATACGATTTAGAGACTTTTTGGAGCAGAATAACCATTCCGTTTTATTCTCCCAATGCTTTAACGATGTGGTTCGATGATACTCAAACTCAAAATTGTGGGCCTGCCGCATTTACCGTCTTAGCTTCTGATGATCCAACCTTTCCTCCGGGAACTGATTCGAGTGGTAATCCTAGGACTGTCATTCTATCTGCGGCAACTGGAGTGACGTGGGGAGGAACCTTTGAAAGTCAAACATGGACATGGGAAGCCTCAGCGCACAGATACAGATACATTAGAATATTAGTTACTGCATCAGACAAAGATACTCCGCCTACCTATTCGAATAAGCATCTTCAGATCAATGCGATTCAACTCATTTGGAATCCTCCGACCCCAGACCTAACCTTAGCCCAGACGAAGGCATTCACATATACGCTTGTTAATGAGTATGGTCAAGAGGGTCCTCCGTGGGTGCCCGGAGAAGGACAGAGCCAGATAGTATCTCCGTTTTACGAAGGGAACGTGTTGCACTTTGAAGTACAATATCCATTTACAGATTCAAAGAGTGACCAAGACTGGGACCCAAAGTATAAACTAAAGTATGTGAGAGTTTATCTGTCGAATGAAACATCATCTGGAACCAGTCAGTTTCAATTAGTTACGGAGTTCGAACTTGCAGAAGGGGCCATGCAAAGAACTACTTTTGCATACGACCATGCAATTTATAGTTCCAATCTCGGAGTGGTCTGCCCAAGCTTGGATTGGTCACAACCCCCAGGATATGTCAACGGGATTCCCGTCGGGGATAGTTCGGTCGGCCCGGGACTTCATGGGTTGAATGAAGTCCCGGGAGGGATCATTGGAGGATTCTCCGGGAATCAGGTCTGTCTTAGCGTCCCAAACTTTCCTCACGCATGGCCCGTAACCCAACAGTATGCCGTCGATACGGACGTTGTAGGGATTGGAGGTTTTGGAACAACGATTGTTGCTCTCACCCTGGGGCAACCCTACCTTGCCGTTGGGAATGATCCTGCAAACGTGGTTATGGAGAAGATCGGAGACGCTATGTCCTGTCTCTCAAAGCGAGGGATCGTGAGTGTGAATGGTACGACGATCTATCCCTGCCCGGAAGGATTAAAGGCGATTGGTCCGAGCATAGATGATGTTCTTACCAAGGATCTCATGACAAAGGAACAATGGGCGGCACTCTACAATCCTTCCTCGATAAACGCTTATTACTGGGAAGGAAAGTACGTCTCTTTTTACCAGCTATCATCTGGAGCACGAGGGGGATTTCTATTCGACCTAAAGACAAAGGACCTGATAAACCTCAATACATATTGCCCTTCTGGATATTATGATCCTGCAAACGGCAGGTTGAATTTGGTTTCATCATCATACCAGATCGTTGGCTGGAATGAGGGACCAGTTTTCAAGTCGGCCAAATATAAAACGAAAAGGTTTAAATTCGCAAAGACCTCTTTTAGTTGCATCAAGGTTTTGGCGACGGCGTATCCAGTCTATGTTGATGTGATCTATCCCGAGGCACCGCTTACCATGACAATTCAGGTGATTTCTGACAAACCTCAAAGATTACCTTCAAAGTTGCTTGTTGATACGGTAGATATTGACCCGTATTCGAATGGGAGAACGTCTGGAGAAGTGAGCGCAATTCTATTGGCCTCAGTATTAGAGGAGATTCCAATTTGAAATCACCCGTTATCCCTTCGATCAGAACTCACGATCAAAAAGCCTTCATGGATGATGTGAAGAGGGCCTTGGATAGTATTCGTGGTTATTACAAGGGGAAGGATACCGAACAGGGACAGGTTGTAGTAACAAAAGTTCCAACCATTATCACTCCACTTCCGCCTATCCCTCCACCCACTCCGACCCCTCCTGGACCTCTCCCAGCCGGATGGATTGACTTAAACACTCAAATTGGGACTTCATCATTTTTTGGGTATAACCCTTCTGCAAGTGCTATTGTCACACCGGCATTTATAGCCACAGGGGGACAGGGATATGATTTCTATATCGATCCGGTATCCGTAGGGTTCACAAGCTTTGGAGGTCCAAAGCCTTACGTCTGTGTAGGTGACATCCTGCAAGGGACCGACTGTGCTCCGCATCTTTATCTCTTGGATTCCTCATATACTCCCGGAACTGAAATTTCAATGGAGGGAGGAAATGCACAATATTCCAGCAGGTATCCGAAGGGTTATGTTTGGAACGGGGAGCCGTTGCTGCTTCACATTCTACCGGCAGCCGATATGTCGATGCTGGTTTTCTGGTGTATGGCATGAGAATAGGACCCTTGACGCAAGAATCGATCGATCAGGTTTTTAAAAACCTTTCCTCAATATCACTGGAAAGCGTTGAAGCCTTTGGCCTTTCGTTTCACGAAATGAGAGAGGGATTCGTAAACATGGTTCATAAACCATGGGCGGTAAGTTTATGCTCGAATGATGGCGAACCCTGCGCCGTCCTTATCATGACTCCGTTGGGTCCGAAAATGTGGAGGGTTTACTTTGCCGATGCCGAAGGAAAGCTCGGGTTGATCTCCGTGGGTATGACGAAGTTTCTCAGGGAGATTTCAGACACCATCATAAAGGATGGGGGTTGTATCGAGGCCCTATCAGCCTACGGGAATGGAAAACCAAGGAAGTGGTTTGAAACATTGGGATTCAAACAGGCTCCTCAGAACGGGGATAAAAAGATATTCAGGTATATGAAGGGGGATCACCATGGGATCAGGCGGTAAGGCTCCCAAAGTGCATGAAACGGCAGCTCAGGGGACTTCAAATATTATCAATGCGAAACTTTGGAATTATTACCAGACCAATTATAAGCCCCTAATGGACAAATGGATTTCGAAAACTATCAACCCGTTGACTGAGGCTCAGGAAAAAGAACAGGTGGCCGGTGCGATTAACGCCGATGTCATGAAGAATGTTGATCCCACAAAGGCCTCTGTGAATCCAGCCCAGAACGCCAGGGCATTAAATGAACTCGCGGGAATAGAAACAAAGGCTCAGGTGGCGGGAGAGGGCAAGGCAAGGGGGAGGACATTAGGGGAGCGACAGGCAATTATTGACATTGGAAGGGGACAAGAGGGGGAGGCACAGGAGGGAATTCAGAGCCTTGCGGCCTCATCTGTTCGGGAGGCTATCGGAGAGGAAGAGTCAAAACAGGTGGAGAACGCAAGTACCGAGAATGCGATTGGCTCAGGTATTGGAACCGTGGCCGCCCTCGGATACCGACAACTCAAAGATCCTGCTAATTGGGATAAGAACCTTTTTGGGAGCGCATAATGGTTGACTATAACTGGCAATGGCCGTCGGCACAGAATCAAAATAATCCTTTCGGTCTGGTGAATCCGCATGGTAGGCCGGACTGGATTGCCATGCAACTCCTTCGCAGTCAGTTCGAGGATTGGCAAAAGACGTTCATGCCTATCGAACTCCAGCAGATGAAAGAGTTGTCGTTTAATAATCCGGATATTCTTCCTAACGCGATCGAGGAAGCGGATCGGGCAACCACCGGATCTTTCGGAGCCATGGAGGGTGCGATGGAGACAACGAACCGCGCCCTTGGGGTAGAACAAACCCAGAATCAGGAACAGGGTTCAAGAAGATTAATGGACCTTAGTAAAGCCCTTGCGATGTCTGGAGCAGAAAATCAGGAAAGAAGGAATGTACGGAAGCAGGACGAGGCAATTATGTATGGTGGAATGCCCAACCAAAACATTCAGAAAATGAGTTAGGGGGTATTTATCATGCCTGGATTGATCCAGACCGGGACAGCATATAGGGGAAGGGCGCTGAGTGGCATGGTTCGCGGTGCTCAAATTCAATCGGAACTCGATGCCGAGAATAGGCGTTTGAAGGCCGGTAAAACAGCACAACAGAATGCCATGGCCGGACAGTTGGGAGCAGTTGGAGCCATAGCCGGAGCGAAGGGAGCCGGAGCATTGGCGGGGTCTACAGTTCCAGCGATAGCCGCAGATACGGGGTTAGCCGTAGGTGCGGCAGGGACAGAGGCCGCTATCTCTGGGATTGCAACCGGGGCAGGCGCGGCAGGAGGGGCAGCAGCGGGGGTAGGTGCCGGAGCAGCCGCAGGCGCGGCGGGTGCGGCAACCGGAACGGCGGCAGGGACGGCGGCAGGTGCCGCAACGGCGGCAGGAGGTGCAGCCGCAGGCGCGGCGATGGGCTCAGTAGTTCCGATCGTGGGAACTCTCATTGGTGCGGGTATTGGAATTTTAGCTTCGAGATTATTCTAAGGAGTTATAGGAATATGTTTCCATATTTTGTCATGTTTTATGAGAGAAATACAGCTTTGGTCAACATGATATTGTTCCGCTATGATTCTTTGGGGGCGGTTATCTGATCTAATGAGAATAATGTCGGATTCCTTTAATTTTGGATGTAAGTGCCTTCCTGGTGTATTTTTGTAAGTCGGAGATTTTATATGTTTCCAACTCCTAAGATTTTTAATACCATTAATGACAGCAGGGGAAACAGAGAACATTTCTCCAATCTCTATACACGATCTTGTATCTTGTCTTATGGCACGAATTTGATCTTCCGTAAAATTAGTCCTTCCATTCCTAACACCTCTGGCACTTCTATTTTTTTTAACGCAATCCTGACAGTTTTCTTTTTGCGTCCCCAAAAACAAATGGGAAGGGTTTACGCAGCTATAAACGTCACATTTATGAAGCACCTGAAGGCCATGAGGGATTGGACCATTATAAATTTCCCACGAATATCTATGGGCCATTTTTCTTTTTCTTTGGTGTGGGTGAAATTGTCCGTATCCATCCTTGTCTGTGCTTTTAATCCAAAACCAGCAACCAGACGTAGGATCGGGTACAAAGCTATTTTCAAATCTTACTCTTGGGTCTATTCCCTTCCCTTCATTCCAAGGAGAATTCCCTTTTTTAAACGAGGTTTGATTTGCCTTTGCAAAGCCCATTCCAGAAACCTCCTTTTTTATTATACTACTAATAAAATTATGTTTTGTCAAGGGGGATCTTATGGTACGTAGCGTTTTAAGTAATCCCGTCGAGTCCGGAATAAACGCTTTTGAAAGCATAACCGGAATGTTCCAGCGCGGGGAACAGTTGAAGATGAGGCGCGAACTTCTGGACAGAGAGAAGGCCGAATCCGACTTGCGAATGGAAAGCAATAGGGTGGAGCTAGAGAACAGAAAACAACTTTACGCAACCAACTCAAAAATGGCCTCGATGCTTGACGAACCTGGAGCAGCAGAAGCACTCTCCGGTTTTGTCAGTGAAAGTGGTAAAGAGAAGCCAAAATATTCTGAAAGCCAGATAAATGCCGGGATAGACATGGCCTCTACGCTTCCTCATTTCAAACTTGATAAATTGGACGAGCAGGCAGACGCAACGAAAACATTTCTCGATCATGGAGACGCAATATTACAACAGGTGTTGGTTTCTCCTCAACAGAAGATCACTCTAACCCGAGAACAGGACCCGGCCTTCTTCGATAGTTTCAAGTTTCTCTACAAGGATGGGGTTGGTGGTTACAACAAAGGAACGGATAGGCATGGCCTATCCGTCGAAAAAGATGGTGTAAACAAAGAAGTCAAGGCGGCCTTGATCGACAAGACCACGAACCCCCCCACGGTTTCGTTCATTATGGACGTTGAAACTCCGGTGAAGGAGGGGCAGGTCTACAAACCGAATGCAGAGGGTCCCCCTAAATATACTGTTGCTCCAAACGCAAAAGGAATGATGGAGACCGGGAACATTGACCTTACATCCCGTCCAATAAGACGGAATGGGGATGGATCGGTCAGTACCGTGAGGTCAATTTCTATAGATGAGGGTTCGGGAACCGTTCTGATCCCCACAATCAATGATGATGGAAAGCTCCTGTCCAACAAAGAAGCCGTCGAGGAATACAAGAAGACTGGAAAACACCTTGGAATATTTGATTCAAGGGAAGATGCAGACGCCTACGCCGAGCAACTTCATCTTGAACAAGCCGACTATGCGAAGCAGTTTGAAGCCAAGGGGCAAGCTTCAACGAAATATGATGCTCCAAAGACTCATGGGAATGGACCTGACCCCACAGAGGACATTGTAAAAGTGCCTATCCCTCTCCTTCAGGCCCAGGTGCAGGCGACCCAGGATTGGACGACGAGATTTCTTAAACTGAGAGCACAGGCCTCAACTCAAAAGGGCGACTTTAGTTGGATGGACAAGATTGAAGAGAGGAAAAGAGTGAGGCGAGAGAACGAGGCTGTATCGCAGGCTTTTTCAAAGGTTGATACCTCAAAGGGTGTTGATGAGCAAAGGAGACAGTTCATTACAGAGTTTACCAAGTTGATGCCGGATGCTCGTTCTAAAGAAACGATAGAACTTGCAAAGACAATCATTGCAGATAAGGAACGCGAGACAGAACATCAAAAGCGAACTCTTGATGAAACGATTCGTCACAACAAGGCCACCGAGTCAAAGGTAACGGCAGACAAGGGACAGATCAAAGAAGATGCCGATAATAATTTGATTGTGGTGAAGGATGGGAAGGCAACCCCGGTAACGGATGCCACAGGAAAACCCGTAAAAGGGAAAGCCGCAACTGACCCGGATACGTTGAAGATCCTCGAAGATGGGTCAATCGTGGCTATCGAGAAAGGAACCCACAAAGTTACGCCGATCATGCAGAACGGTAAACCTGTAAAGGCCAGACATGAACTGAGTGTATCCGAACTCCATAATCTTGAAATCAAGAGCAAGGAGGTTCGGGCTATAGCCGGAGATGATACCGACGTCGAAGAGGGATCAGCCCAATACCAGAAGGCAACTTTCAGGGCCGACGAACTGATGCAGACCGATCCGAAGTTGACCGCGAATCAGGCATGGCAAAAAGCCAAAGCGGATATTGGTGTGAAGAAAGTCCTAAAGCCCATGACCAAAAAGGTGGTTGACGAAATCATGAAGAGTGCCAAGACTCCAGCCGAGCGCAAGCAGATGGCGATTGACAAGGGATATGACCCCGAAACGGAGCCGAAGTAATGGCGTGGTACGACGAAAATACCGCCGAAGAGAAACCTTCCCTTTACCAGAGGGCTAAAACTGCTGTCTTTGGAAAGCCGAGGAAGTGGTATGAAGAAGGTGCCGAACCGGATAAACCCACCCGCGAACTGACCGTCAAGCCCGAGGTTCCGGCGCCTCCTGGGACCGTCGATATTTCCATGCCCAAGGAGATGGAGTCGGAAGTCACGGCCAGGATGGATGAACTTATCAAACAGGGTATGCCAGACGCCGAGGTTTTGCAACAGGTCAGGGAAGAATTCAACCTTGGGAGATTCTCCAAGGGTGAGTATGCGACGGGGCCACAGACTCCGGCACCGGCACCCACCGAACCCCCTTCCGCCTTCGATGAATCTCAACTCGGACCTACCGCCATGATGGGGGGACCGGCAGGAGTGGCGCCTTCACCTACCAGGGAATTGACGCCACAGGTCCCCGAGGGACCCCTGACCAAAGCCGCCAAGACAATGGAGGGTTACACCCCCGGCGGATTCGTCAGCCCCGAGATGGGACTTGCCCAGAGAACCCTTGCCAAACGCGAACAGTTGAAGCAGAAGGGCGAGGTTTTAAAGACCGGGGAACCTTCCCTGTGGGCAGACCCGAAGTCAGCTATTGAGCGATTCGGTGAGTCCCAAGTCCCATTTTACGAGCAGTTGGCAGGGATAAAGGAAGTCAACCAGGATACCGCCATGGAAGCGGCGGGACTGATTGCCTACGGTGCCCTCTTTGGGGAAGTCGGAAGGGGTGTCTTTGGGAAGGTTGGGGAGTGGTTCAGGGGGTTGACCAATAAAGAGCGAGGCCTTGTTCTTCAATCTGCCGAAGAACTCTCGGCCAGGGCGCAGGCACAACGGGCCTCAGTAAAGAATGATTTTAAGGCCAGAAGTGAGGAGTTGAAGGCAAAATACCCGACCGCGGCCGAATCCTACACCCCGAAGGATGCCGACCTCTTCATTAAGGAGATGGAAATCAGTGGTCAGATTCTTACCGAGGCCGAGATCAAGAACCTTGGATACACGACCGGGGAACTGGCAAGGCTGAATAAGACCCTGAAGGAACAGGAGATCAGGCTGAGGGAAAAGGGCGAGGGAGTTACCCAAGCCACCCCCGGCGTCCGGACCTTGAAGGGTATGGAAGAACCCCTCCCCGAGATCACCCCTGAAGAGAAAGCGGCAATCAGGGAGAAGGCCGTCAAGACGGAACCTACCGAGATCGACAAGAAGATTGCCGAGCAGGAGAAGAAGGTTGAAGCCGCAAAGCCAAAGGTGCCCCCCGTTGAAGAAGCAAAAGCCGAAGTCCCCCCCGAAGCCCTACCAACCCCCGAAGCCCCGCCCGAAGAGGTTCTACAACCCGTTCAGGGTGGTGGGGTAAAAGAACCGTGGGAGATGACTCCTAATGAATACAAGACCGCAGGACTCGGGAACGCCAACGACGTTGAAGTGTTGGGGGCACTCAGGGAAGGCAAGGCCGTTAACGCAAGGGCTGTTGATGACCAGGGTTTGAAACATCGTTTACCAGAAGGGTACACCCGGGTCGGGGATATGTTTGTCCCTCCAGAAGCCCCACAAGCCCCCCAAAAGGTAGAGGCCAAGGGTGAGACAGCCACCCCTCCAGAAAAGCCTGAAATAGCCCCGGTGGAGGCGCAGGGGAAGGGTAAAGAGCCACTATCTATCCCCGAAGGATGGACGACGGCTATTCAACCGAATTGGAGGAAAACCCCTGGATGGCAGGCAGAGGTTGACTGGAAGGACAAACGGCTCGTCTTTGAGAGCGAGGCCGACGCTAAAGATCCCGCGATAGTAAATCACGAAATTGGGCACGTTCAAATAGAAGATAAATTAGGGGATATTCAGAAACTTTCAGACAGTCCCCTCCTGGAAGAATACTCAAAGTTGATGAGGGCCCCTGATGATATGCACATAAACTTCATCAGGGAACATCTTGCTATGGATTACGGGGATTATTTGACAAGTCCCGAAAAGGTTAATCCTGATTTGAAAACCTTTTTTGAAAAGCACTTTAAAAAGGAGGCCACCAATGCCGTTGACACCGGGAAGAGGGAAGAGGGTGCTGTCGAACAACATAAAGGAACTGGTAAACCGTTACAAGGAAAGTGGTACGATCGGGACATCCCATCCGGAGAATCTACAAAAGGCATACAGCCAAGCAGAAGCGATCTCCCGGGACAAACAGGGGTTGCCAAACCGAAGCGACAAAAAGAAACCCCGGTCTTAGAAAAGCCGCTAAACGTAATCGCCTGGATCAAGTCAAAAGGCGGTATAAATTCCACCGACCCCTCAGCCGACATCGAGGCGTGGGGCAGGGCTGGAGGGAAAGGTCCGGTCGGGTTGGTTCGAAAAGACGGTCAATACCTTGACGTTTTGGCTCAGATGGGAGAGGCCGAAGGGGACCTCCCGAAAGGTACGACAACCGACGACCTGGCGCAGATGATCACCGACTCCATCTTTGGAGGAAAGAAAGGGGCACCTATCACCAATGAGGCTATCCGAAAGGCCGAAGAAGCCCATATCAAGGCCCAAATGGAGCAGGATCCCCACTTTCTCCAGAGCGACACAATAAATTCATTGACAGACACCATTGATAATGAGATAATGGATCTGAGAAAGGACTTGGAAGCCGATGGCGTCCCCGAACACCTCATTGAAAGAGAAGTTGGATCGGCTGAGACAGCTTACAAGAATGAAGCTCCACCTGAAGACCTTGCAGAAGAGGAACTCCACGAATGGTTTGACCTCGAAGAACGAGAAGAAGCCGCGGCACCAGAAGCCACTCCTGAATTAAAGCCAGCACCGTCCCCCACAAAAAAAGGTGAAACACTTCTCCCCGGCATGAAGGTCGGTCTTGAAATGCCAAAAGAGGGCATTAAAGGCGAACCTACGCTTGAAGGATCTCCGTTGATGGAAGCAGCGAAGAAGGCTGAGGAGGAGGGGCAACCTACCATAGAGGGTATTGGAGAAACAAAGAAACCCGACAAGGCCAAAATCATCCCGACCCGCCAAGGTATCGTTGTGCAGCCCGAGGGGGAAGAGGGGCACTTGGTTGGGGAGAAACCGGGGCGATTAGAAATAGGCGATTACGTTAAACCAAAGAAGGATAGTGGAATTGGGTTTGCCTCTGGTAAATCTCAAAGAGTGCAGCATATCCGAACAAATCCCGATGGAAGCCGATGGATCAAGACGAATGAAACCGGGAATATGCACTTTAAGGAGAGTGATTGGGAGAAGGTCACACCTCCAGAAGAAATAAAACAAACCCCATCTTCTACCGTCGCCTCCTGGGTCAAAGACCGCCTTACTTTAGGGACACCCTTCGAAAAGGCCGAACTCATGCAAAAGGCTGCAGAAGCCTACGGGGGTACCATCAGCGAAGGCAAATACAATGCCAAAGACGCCTTTGACGCGATGGAGATGGGGATAAATCAGTATATCGTTGATCGTGGGAAGCAGTTTGATCCTACGGTAGATCTTCCCCAACAGGCAAGATTAAGTATTGACGCCATTCGTCAAGAAATCATGGAGAAAATCCCCTCTCAGTCCGGTATCCGTACCCCTGAGATGGATGAATTTCAACAGTTTTCGACCCCTCCAGACCTGGCCTATACAATGGCATGGACCGGGAACATCACCCCGAAAGATACCGTTTTAGAACCGAGCGCAGGGATTGGGGGAATTGCCTCATTCGCCAAGGTCGCAGGTGCCAAGACCATCGTAAACGAACTATCCCCGCGCCGCGCAGACCTTCTTAAACAGATGGGATTCGATCAGGTCTTCACCGAGAACGCCGAGCAGATCAACAACATTCTCCCGAAAGATGTCAAGCCAACGGTGGTCTTGATGAACCCCCCATTCTCTTCGACGGCTGGAAGGATTCAGGGACAGCGGAAGTCCGCAAATGTCGTTACTCATCTTGATCAGGCCTTCAAGAGATTAGAGGATGGTGGCCGGATGGTGGCCTTGATCGGAAAGGGATGGTTTGCCGATCCGAAGGCCGTCACCGACTGGCTAAAGAATATTGTTGACAAATACAACCTTTCTGCTAACATAGTGGTAGGAGGCAAAGGATATGCCAAGTACGGAACGAATTACGATAATCGGATTTTGGTTATCGATAAAACCCCACCCACGGGGAAGCCAACTGTTACCGGGACCGTCGAGGACGTTAAGGACGCGATCCCTCTGTTGCAGGAGGTAAGAGATGCCCGAATCGCTGCCGAACCAAGACAACCTGAACAAGAAGTGCAAAAAGTTCCTGCAAGAGTTGAAGGTGCCTCCGGACCCGAGCCAACTGTATTGCCTTCAACTTATGTTGTGGGGCCTGGACAGCGGGAAACTCCGGGCAAGGGACAGCCGGTTAAGGGCCAACCTGGAGGAACTTCTCGGGGCGAACCAAATAAAGGCGTACCGGTGGTTGAGAACGTCGGAGGACGGGGAGCAGTACCCGCTAGTGAACAACCCGAACCGATTCAAGGAGCCGGAGGACCTGTCGTGGGAACTCCTGGACGCCCTGGACTCGAAACTAAACCTTCTCCTGAAGGATTATCCGAGCGTGAAAAGTCTACCGTAACCCTCGAACAGACCAAGGAAGAAGAGAACCCTACCGATCTTACCGATTCTCTCTACGAAAACTACAAGCCAAAAAAAGCCATAGTCAAGGGATCGAAACCCCATCCCGGGCCGATCGTTGAAAGCGCGGCCATGTCGAGTGTCGATCCACCTGACGCAAAGTATAGTCCTAACCTTCCCGCCAACGTCATTGAATCTGGAAAGCTCAGTAACGTCCAACTCGAATCGATCATTTATGCAGGGCAGGCCCATTCGGAATTTCTTCCCGGAACACAATGGTTTGACAAAGAAGGAAATCCGGTAGAGGCAAGAAACGTCACAGATGATTCGGTCTCGAAGGCAGTAAGACAGGGCTATTTCATCGGTGACGGGACCGGAGTAGGCAAGGGCCGCGAGATTGCCGGGATCTTCTTTGACAACTGGAGACAAGGACGCAAGAAAGGGATCTGGTTAAGCCAGAACTCTCCTTTGATTGAGGACGCCAAGAGGGATGTCAAGGGGACTGGATTTAACCCAGATGTCGTTTTCGACTTCGGGAAGATCAAGGCTGGATCTCAGGTAAAGAACAAAGAAGGAATTGCCTTTGTCGGATATGACCTTCTTCGATGGAAAAAGAAACAGGTTACGGAACCAGGACAACCCGCTGCCCCTGAAGTGTCGCGCCTAAATCAGCTCATTGACTGGTTTGGGAAGGACTACGACGGAGTTATCGCTTTCGATGAATCTCACAATATGGGTAACGCCATCGAAACGCAGGGAACCAGGGGAAGGAAGAAGGCCTCAGCAAAAGCTCTCTCTGGGATAGCACTTCAAAACGCTCTCCCGAACGCAAGGATAGTCTATGTCTCTGCAACCGGAGCCACAGAGGTAATGAACTTCGCTTATGCGAGACGCCTCGGATTGTGGGGCCAGGGGGCAGCCTTCGCAGATGTGAACGACTTTATCAATAAGATCAGTGGCGGCGGCATGGCAAATCTCGAAATGGTGGCCAGCAACCTGAAGGCCATGGGAAAATATACGGCTCGGTCGCTTTCCTATGATGGGGTGAAATACTCCCGGATGGAACATACCTTGACCCCGGCGCAGCGGGAAGTCTACGACGAGCTGGCAGGGGCATGGCAAATCGTCCTCCAGAACATTAACGCAGCCCTCGAAGCAACAGGGGTTACATCACCAAACCCACAGACGGGAAGACCACAAACCCTTAATGGACAGGCAAAATCAGCCGCCATGTCAGCTTTTTGGGGAAATCATCAAAGGTTCTTCAACCAGATCATCACGGCTATGCAGATGCCTACCGTGGTAAAGAATATTGAGACAGATTTGGGTAAGGGAAATTCCGTTGTTCTTCAGCTCGTCAATACGAACGAAGCGGCGACAAACAGGGCGCTTTCCAAGATGGAAGAGGAAGACACCCTTGAAGACCTTGATCTCACCCCCCGGGAACAACTGATGCAGTTTATACAACACAGTTTTCCAGTGAACGAATACCATGAGGTTATGGATGCAGATGGAAATATAAAATCTGAACTTACGGTAGATTCGAATGGTAATCCCGTCCAAAACGCTGAAGCCGTAGCCATGCGTGATGCCCTTCTTGATAGGCTTGGAAGCATCAAGGTCCCGGACAATCCGCTGGATATGATCATCAACCATTTCGGGGTAGACAAGGTTGCTGAGGTTTCCGGAAGGACACGAAGGGTTATCGAAGTCACCGACGAAAAAGGAACCCACCGGATAGTAGACAAGAGATCGAAGGCGAAGGCGATGAATGATGCCGATGCCTTTATGAATAACAAGAAGCAAATCCTTGCCTTCACCTACGCAGGAGGGACAGGACGGAGTTACCACGCCGACCTTACCGCGAAGAATCAGAGCCCGAGGATGCACTACCTGGTTCAACCAGGCTGGAGGGCAGATAGGGCGGTTCAAGGGTTGGGCCGAACTCATAGAACAAACCAGGCTCAACCTCCCGAGTATTTCCTTGTGACCACGGACCTGAAGGGACAAAAGCGGTTCATTTCGTCGATCGCCAGAAGGCTCGACCAACTCGGGGCTTTAACGAAAGGTCAGCGTCAGACCGGAGGACAGGGTTTATTCTCTGAGCGTGACAACCTTGAAAGCCAGTATGCGAATGACGCCTTGGATGCTCTCGTTGAAGATGTTTCGCGCGGGAACGTCCCAGACATGACGCTGAGAGAGTTTTCGGACCAGCTCGGGATAAACCTGATTGATGACCGGACTGGGAATTTGAACGTAACGGCCATTCCAGAAGTTCCACAGTTCTTGAATCGTATCCTCTCAATGAAGATTGATATGCAGGATAAGGTATTTGACCTCTTCTCCGAGAAGTTAGACCTAGAGATAGCCAAGGCGATTCAGAATGGAACCCTTGACGCAGGCCTCGAAACCGTGAGGGCAAACAAGATTGAGAAGATTAGCGAACAGGTAGTCTATACCGATCCGAGGACCGGCGCCAAGACAAAATTCGTGGAACTCGACTTGACCCGGGACGCCCATATCATCCCGTGGGAGAAGTCAGACAGATTCTCAAAGGGTGGATATGTTCAAAACATAAAAAGCGGAAGGGTGTGGGCTCTCTCTGAGGCAAAATCAAAGACGAACGCCAGGACCGGAGATGTCACCACGGCTTATACCGCAACCGGAATGAACTATGGGGTCCACAACCTTGAATCGGAGGACATAAACGACCCCGAGAAATATGTCAAACTGACCAAGGCACAAGCCAAGGATCTTTGGCAGAAGGAGTACGAAGTCACTCCAAAAGAGGTAAAGGACCGGCAATACCTTGTGACTGGAGCCTTACTTCCCATCTATAACCGGCTTCCCGAGGGCCATGCCCGGGTTGTCAGGTTACAGACCGATAAAGGAGAGAGGATGCTCGGGAGGATCATCCCTCCAACGTTGGTGTCAAGTGTAAGGGAAAGGCTCGGAGCAGAAACAACAGCCGTAAAGATGACACCGCAAGAAGTCATAAATAACGTCTTTCACCATTCCTATACGGTTCAACTTGCGAATGGGTGGACGATCATAAGGAGAAAGGTGCAGGGAGAGGAACGGGTTGAAATAAAGGGACCTTCTTACGGGGAAGCATCCCTTATCAAGTCCTATGGGGTGGAACAGGAGAGGGTTAATTGGGAAACTAGGTATTTTATTCCGAACTCTGAAAAAGGGGTTGAGGCCATAGGAAAACTTCTTGATAACAACCCGATTATAAGGGCGACCCCACCAGAAAGGTCTGCAGAGGATATTGTCGCACATGGCCACAGTGACCTAGAAGCACTTCGAAAGGCGAGGGCAGGGGAAAAATCAGCCGGCAGGGTTGTCTTTGGCCGTCCCTCATCCCCAGAGCGCCCCGCATTCGAGTTTGCAGATCCAGCCGTCGAGAAGTCCTACCAGGAATCCCTACCCAAGGGAGAACCCATTCTTTCTCAGGTTGGAGAGTATTTTACCGACATCTGGCACAAGATGACGCGGCAGTACGAGAACCTTCCGAGGAACAAGGAGTTTTCGCAACTTCAATTCGACCTGAATAAGTTGGCCAAGCAAAAAGGGGTTGCTTCCTATGACGCCATTGTGACCCTGGCGAAAGTCCTATCGGGGCTGAAGGGTGAGAATTACGACCTATTTACCAGAAAGGTGATCCTAGATGACCTCGCGAGGGAAGTCGAGAAGGGCCATGACCTGCCTTGGGGATTGACAAAGGATACTGTTGGCCCAGAACTGGACCGGATCAATGCCTTGATCGATCAGAGACCGGAGATTAAGGCAGCCCTCGATAAACGAAAGCAGATGTGGGACACGATCAAGACTGAATACACTGGTACCATGAAGGATATAGGGTTTGATGTGGATGACAGGCTGAAAAACGAAAACTACTTCAGACATCAGATCCTTGAATACGTCAACCTGAAGGGCCTGTTCGGGACCGGAAAGAAACTAAAGACCCCTACTGGAAGGGGATTCTTAAAGAAAAGGGCAGGCTCGGAACTCGACATCAACCGGGACTTCATTCAGCCGGAATACGAAGTCGTTTCCCAAATGCTCTACGACATCCAGGTTGCCAAGACAATCAAGAACGTTGATGAGAATTACAACATCATGTCCGACCTGAAGGCCCGGGCGAAGGGAATGAACAACACCGCTATCATGGACATGGTTTTCCGTCCCATGGCACAAGCAGCATGGCACCCCGGGATGGAGAACGCCGAAGGCAAGGAGATGACCGTCGAGGACCTTGCCCAATCCCTTTACAGGCGAACCCTCAACTTGAAGCAGGCCATGGGATTCAAGAAACTCCAGAGGTTTGCGGAGGATGGAAGTCTCCCGGATCTCCCTTCTCAGAAATGGTCAGAGGTCATTGACTCGATCGCTTCTGGTGGAAGCCACGAGGGAACCCTTCCTTATCTTGCCTGGCTGTTGAAGAACTACCCAGAGACCCCAGAAGGGCAGGCCGCGGCACTCATATTTAAGGGTATTTCTGGCAAGAAGAAATATATCGAAGAGGCACTAAAGGCCGCCGATGCTTTCCAGACATGGGAAACCATAATCCCGGAGGGATATAACACCTGGCAGCCGAGAGAAGGAAATATCTTTTACATGGCCGATTCCATCCCGGCTCAACTGGCCGAACAACTCCATACCGGTGCCCTGGAAGAACTCGGAGTGTCGAAGGAGGATATTCGAAGGGCCCTCACTATGGGAGGGAAGAGGAAACAGTTTGTTCTTAAAGATGAGATTATCGCCACCCTGGATGAGCTTTCAAAGGGAAGGTCTGATTCGGTTATCGGAAACGCAGACCGAGCTCTCTTGAAAGGCTGGAAGGTTTGGCAGCTTATCTCTCCGAGAAGGATGCTCAAATATAACATCCGGAACATGACGGGTGACGCCGATGCCGCTTTTGTTGGAAATCCTCGAGGATTTTCCGATGCTCCAAGGGCCACTAGGGAGATAGGTGCCACCCTCTTTGGTAAGAAAGAGATCACCGGAGAGTTGAAGCAGTTCTTTGATCGGGGGGGATTCAGCGCGAACCTTCAGGCTCAGGAAATGGGGGAATTGAAGGACCTGTGGGTATTTGAGCGTCTTTACCGAGACCAACATCCGGGAGTCAAAGACATTCCCAAGGGAGTATGGAAGAAGTATTGGGAAACGGCACGAATAGCCACAGATGCCCGGGAAGCCCTTCTCAGGTATGCGAACTATCTAAATTACCTGGATCAGATGAAAAAGAACCCTGAGGGTAAACCTAAGAACTTCGGAGGTTCAAAGCCTGAAGAAATCATGGGACTCTCAGACATCAGGGACCGGGCTTACTGGCTTTCTAATGATCTTCTGGGAGCGTATGACAGGGTTTCCGTGATGGGTAATGCCTTGAGAAAATATGTGTTTCCGTTTTGGTCTTGGAAAGAGGTCAACTTCAGAAGGTATGTGCAATTTGCCAAGAACGCTGCGAGTGACGGTCAATTCTCTCAGACGGTTGGCAGGGCAGCACTCGGGACCCTAGCGAAAACCCCATTCATGGCCTTCAGGGTAGGCAAATTCTTGATCATGGCCACGGCGTTCTGGTCAGCCTTGCAGGTCTGGAACCATACCCGATTCCCTGACGAGGAAGAAGAACTCTCGGAAGATCAGAAGTCACAACCCCATATCATTCTAGGGAGAGACAAAGACGGAAAGATCATCTATTTTAATCGGATCGGCGCACTCGGGGACTTCCTGGATTGGTTCGGACTCGGAGAAGCACCCAAGTACGTTGACAAATATTTCAAGGGAGAGATGACCCTGAAAGAAATTTCCGAGAATATGGTAAAGTCTCCGGTGAATCTCGTAGTTCAAGGAGTCACTCCATTTATTAAGACCCCTGCCGAGTTGATTACGGGACGGTCACTCTTCCCAGACATCTTCAAGCCTCAGCCTATAAGAAATACGGGGTTGTATCTGGCCAGGAGTCTAGGACTGGAAAACGAGTACACGGCCGTCGCTGGCCTCCCATCCCGGGGATACGAGGAAAGCCTGAAGAACTTTCTGGTCTATTCCGTAGACCCCGGACAGGCCGCATACTCTGACGTCATGGAGGACAAGAGAAGATGGCTGGAGAAACAGGGTAAGGCCTCGGAAGGGTTCTGGCTCACCCCTAAAGCGAACGCCCTCTATAACATTAAACTTTCTTTGCGATACGAAGACAGGGAAGCCCTCGACAAGTATATGCTGGAATACATCTCTCTCGGAGGCAAGAAAAGCGACATCAAAGAATCCCTAAAGAGAATGGATCCCCTCTCGGGGCTTTCAGGGAAGGACAAGCACAAATTCAAACAATCTCTCGATGAGGACCAGCGGAAACGATTGGATCAGGCGACGAAGTTTTACAAGGAAACCCTGAGAGAATCGAAACCGCTAGTAAATCAATCGTTTAGCGAACAACGGAGAATCTACAAGGAAAACAGTTTGAGATAAAATCCTTTTCACGGAGGCTAATATGAAACGGTTACTTCTTCTTCTCATGCTTCTCTGGTTGGCGCTTGCTTCAAACGCCTTTGCCGTGGGCACCTGTACCGCGTCAGGCCCATCTTTTATCCATGACACTTCGTTTTCCACGGGGCAGAAGGATGCGGGGGTCTATGTTGTGACCTACACCTGCACCGCTGATGTGTCAGCTCATACATTCCCCTCGACGGTTATAAGTGGGACCGCTACTGCATCGAAACTCTTGTGGGGATGGTATCTTTACTCCGTCGAAACGCTCTCCGGTGCGACACAAATCACAAATTCAAGTTCGTACACCATTAAAGATGCTTCTGGGTTCGATCTCATGGGAACAAAGGGAGCCTCGGCAATCAGCAACAGCACCACGGTCGGGGTGAAGACCTTCGCCTTCCCTGCCAGTGGTGGCTTTTCACCCACCGTAGGACCATTGACCTTGGCAATCACCGGGAACAGTGTGGATAGCGCCGTCGTAACCGTCGAACTTACATTCGTTAAATGAGGTGAGAAGATGAAAAGACTACTTGCGTTCATCATTGCGTTTATTCTGATCGGGGCTACTGCTTACGCCTTCCCTCCCACACCTCCAGGCTCCTCCTCCTCCACCTTTACCTCCCCCGTCACGGTGAATCCTTTGGTGTTCACGGGGGCGTTAACCTTCAATGCAGGAGCAACCGTAACCACAACGAATTTCCAGACCATTATGAGCGGTTCATGGACTACGATGAAACGCACAGGGGGGACCGGATCACCTTGGGGATTGGTTTGGAATGATGGGGCAACTCCTTTATGGACAACGGGAATGGACACTGGAGGGGTAGAATTTGCACCTATTTATGACTATGTAGCTGGTAAAGATGTAATGAGGGTAGCCACGGGGGGATTGGTTGATATTGGAATAGCAGGAAGTCCGGCGGCATTAAACTCCCAGTTCTCCGTAAGTATAGACCCTGCGAGTGCTCCTACTTATGCTCAACTATGGAGACAAAGTACGGGCGGAATTTTGGGAGGAGTTTATAAAAGTGGCGGTTTTTTTAATGATCCGGCTTTGGTTGCTGATACCGCTCAACTTTATTACAGAGGGGGAACACCGGCTGGAGGTGGAAACACGGATTTATCAGTTATAAAAAGTGCCGGGGGAGTGTTTAAAGAATATATAATTTTTGACGGAACCCTTGGAGGCACATTAGCTACTCCTACTCTAACAAATACAGCCAGAGCGCAAAGTTACATTGAAAACTCAGCGGGGAGGTTATCTTTAGGGGTCGCAATAGCTGGAACTGGAAGTCCTTTACTTCCACGTTTAACTCTTGCTCCAACAACGGGATATGTGGGAATTTGGAATGTTTCACCCGCAGCTAATCTTGACATCGGAAATGCTCTTACATCTGATGTAGATATGATTGCCCTAACCGATACGAGTGCTGCGGCAGGGACGATATTAGGAATCAATTTTAAATACGTTCTTGGAAGCATGGCAAGGATTAGTGCGGGTTTTGGAAGTGGGGGTGCAAATTCATTCTTAGCCTTTAATGTTGCAGATGCTTCACACGTTACCCAAGAAAGAATGAGAATAGATGTTAGTGGAAATGTGACTATAGGAGGGACAGTTTCGGCAGGTGGGTACACCTCGACGGCTGTGGATGGGCAAAGGGCTTTAACTATGACACCAAACTCAACCTATACAATCCCTCCATCCTCATATGGTATGGCGGGAGAGGGGACTAACCTTAAACTATTTAGAAATGGGGTTAAGGCAATAGATATATCAGAATTGGACGTTGACACTCAGGCTCTAAATTTAGTGACTTCAGGAAGTGTAAGTGCAAAGATAAAAGTGCTTGCCCTTGCTACCGGAACTTGCACGATTGGGGTGAGTTGTGATGGAACGAGCGATAGGATTGCAAGAGGGGGAATCGTTGAGATTATACGGCTTGGAGTTCTTACCCTTCCTGCGAAGGTTACGGGTTTAAGTCTATGTGCTATTGCAAGGGGAACCTACACCATCCAGTTAGCAGCGGCAGGGTCTGACTACTTTAGGGATAAGGCTACCGAGGGAAGTGCGGCAGGAACGATTACCTCAGACGGAACCAAGGGAGCAAGGGTTTGTGTTGTAGGAAGTGGTGAAAACAATGTCTGGACGGTCTATGGGAAAGATGGCACGTTTACTGTCCCCTGATATTATAATGTATGCTCTAATCATCCTAGCCTTTGGAATAGGAACATATGAGAGAAATAGGGTGTGGGGTTCTGGGGTATCGCTCTTGAAAGATACGGTTTCAAAGTCTCCGAACAAAGAACGCCCTCACACGAACCTTGGATATGAATTGATTATGGAAGAAAGATTTGAGGAAGCTATCGTAGAGGATTTGAAATCTATCGAGATAGGTGGGAAAGACTACATCCCTTACCAGCATTTAGGAATAGCCTACTTCTCTATAGGAGATTTAAATAGTGCTTATTATTACGCTCATCAGGCTGCTACGATGGAACGGACGGAAGCTACTCTAATCCCTCTCGGAATGATCTTGAAGGAGAAGGGCTACAAAACCGATGGAAAGAGGTTGATAAAACCATGAAAACTTTTATCTTAGGAATAGCACTATTTATTCTTGGATTAATGATTTGTGTTTCTCTCCTCTTCGCCCAGGACTTCTGCATCCCAGGCTACACCGACTGTGGCAAATCCTCCTGGCCTGAATGTGAACAGGGGTGTATCTCTAATGGAATAGATGAGCCTATTCAGATGCAACAGACCATGAATCTGACCGTGGTGGGGGGAGGGGTGGCGGCGGCTAGTGGTCCTAACGCTTGGTACTATGCGTGTACTGCTACTCCAACGGTGGAACCAACGTGGACTGGTTATACCTTTGCATTTGGAACTACTACTATTTTTTCAGCAAACATTAATATCCCAGTTGGTGGGACACTTACTAAATTTAGGATAAAATCTGGAGAGGCTGGGGCTTATTATGGGAAATTAGCCCTATATGTTCAAGCACTAAACGGAGCAATATTAAGCGAATCTTGTACGGCAGGTCCGTGGCTTGCAAATACATGGTTAGAATGTACTCTTAGCACTCCCTATGTTGTATCTTCTGGGGATTATATGATTGCTTACATACCAAGTGATAATCTATACACCTATTATCTTATCGTTGATCCAGTACAACCTACAAGGGGAACCTCGGTCTATGCTAACTTTCCGGCATCATATTCGACGTTTGGAGGGGATGGTGGTTCGGCAAATTGTCCGGCGGTGGCGGCTTATGTGCAATAAAATAATAATTTTAATATTTTTACTTATCCCTTCTATGCTATGGGCTGCTTGTCCTGTTCCAGTCGGGACTGTCTACACGGCTGTTGATGTGAGTGTGGCAGAGGTCCAATCCTGTATTAACGCCGCTGACGCTGCGGCAGGAGGAACGGTACAGATTCCAGCAGGAACATCAACATGGACTACCGCATTGGCTTCAACTAATTTCTCCCATGACATTATTATTCAGGGTGCAGGAACAGGAGGTACGGGGACGAGCCCAAGCGGAACATATACGGCGATTACGGGTTTAATGGCTGATGCCATGTTTAACAACGTGAGGGCTGATGGGACCATATCTCTGACCATAAAGGATATGAGATTAATTATGTCCACAGGGGTTACAGCCACAATCTCAATTAGGGGAACGTCTCTCAAAAAGATAATCAAAAACATCTATTTTGATATGTCTGGTAAATCCACAGGAAGGGCGGTAATTTTTGGCAGTGGCGGGGATGCCACTCAGGGGGGAGGAGTTGTAACCGGATGCTATTTTTATAATCCAACAGGCACAGGACAGGATATAACACCTTGGGGGAATGTAGAAGGGAGTTATGCTTATTGGAACGGAAACCCTCAATTCGGAACAGCTAATGCTACTTATATTGAGGGTTGCACTTTCGATCACGGAGAGGGAGGATTTGCCGATGGAGTAATGGACGCTAAGGCCGGTGTGAGAATGGTATTCAGGTATAATGAGGTAAAGGGGAGTGGAGTTGGTTGGCATGGATATGATTCATCCTCGGCTGCCCATAGCGTGGAGGTCTATCGCAACAACTTTACCAATGGAAGTTATTACCCTGTTTTTCATGCAAGGTCTGGAACTGCCTTGATTTGGGGAAACAGGGCAGATTCAAGTTATGGGGCAAAGCATGACCTTATGTATTATCGTGCTTGTGCGGCTACGGATGTGAATAGCCCTCCTGTTTGTGGGTCAACAGGACAATGTGCAGGGGATGGTGGAGTAGATCAATGCGTAGGATCGGGGAATCATGCAGGATACCGTTGCTATCAACAACCAGGATCAACAGGAGATAATGGTATAACTCAATGGCCTATGATTGAGTGGGATAACATTCAGGGTGGTGGAGCAACAGCTAATATGACCTTTGGCTGGGATTCATGTAAAGCTTCTGTGTGCGCTCCTGAAACTTTCAGTTGTGATGATCTGTTTCAGGCAAAGCGAGATTATATCAACCATGATACTTGTGTTGGAGATGGGGGAGCCTTCTGCCTAAATTGGTGGGATGATGTGAATAAGAAGGGGAAGTTGAATGGATCAACTTATACCGCTTATACCTGCCCTCATCCACTAACCGGATTGACAGGGAGTTGTAGTTCTACCGCAGGAACGGCAGGATATGACGTTGAAGGGGACGTTACTGCTCCAGTAGTTACGGCTTTTACTTTACCTGCAACCAATTCAGGGCTGTCCGCAACGGTGACTATATCCTCTTTCACTTGCACCGATGCCACGGGCGTGACGGGATATTGTGTGAATACCTCTGCAACACCTCCTACTTCGGGAACCTGTTCTGGATCGGGATGGGCAGCTTCGGCACAATCAACCATTACGTTTGCTTCCACCAATGGATTGAAGATAGGTTATGCGTGGTGCAAGGATGCTGCGGGAAATATTAGCGATGCTTTAACTGCTCAATCAACCTTGACCCTTGGAGTTAGGCAAAGTGGTGTCACCATTCGTGGAGGCACATTCTGACCTGGAGGTACGCTGAATGACTCCTGTTGAGATACATGAACTTGAAGTTAAAATGGCTCATATCGAAGAACAACTCGGCTCGGTTGATAAAAAAGTGTCGGAGTTCAAGGAGGAGTTTAATAAGTTCAGAGAGAAGGTGGAAAGAGATAAGGAAAGCTATTTTGTTCTCCTTCTCAGCAAGGAATCATTTAAGAGTGCTTTCGGGCCTATCCAGAAACTTGCCTGGGCCATGACCCTTCTGGTTCTAA